GCCTTAATATCGTCTAAAGTAATTCCGAAAGCCAATGCAATTTTTAACATTTGATCACCACTGTTAACTTTATAACAACCAGTTTTCTTACCTTTTTTTATTTCTTCTGCGTTAGGATGTTTGCTGAGAGAAGCCTCCTCGACCTCTTCTTTTAATATTCTTCTGATTAAATTTTTCATAATATTAATCTCTATTAAATGGACGTGGTCGAAATGGTATTTCACTATTTCTATTATGTCTCATACTTGGTTTTGGGTATTCTCTATTATGTCTCATACTTGGTTTTGGGTATTCATCATCCTCAAAATCATCTTCTAATTCACTATCTAATTCAGAAAAAGAATCGCCCACTTCTACATCATCAACTCTATAATATTTATTAACCTTTTCTCTGTCATCAGATGATAAATCATTAAAGTTCATACTACCAGAAAACGGGTGACCATCATCCATACCACCTAACTCATTTAGTATAGGGTTTTGACTTTCTCTAATTACTCTTTTTACAATTCTATGTAAATCCGATTCTTTTAATCTAACTATTTTTTTCATATCAATTATTTTATTTATAAATATTAACTTACTTTAAAAAGTTTTATGTTTTCCCATTTCATCGTAAATTATAGATGAGAATTTTAACAAAAACATATTTAAAACAATTTCTGTCTCATATTCCGACAAACCATAATAGTTTTCAAAATATTTTATGTCACTTGTACCAACTAACCAAGTTGGATCCTTTATCCAATCCAATAACTCATGTTCGGTATAAGTATATCCTTCATCGGGATACATAGGGAAATAAATATCTACTAATAAATCCCCAATAGTCCCCCCATAATTTACTGTATGTATTTTATACTCTGTATCCCTAATTAAATTAGATACAATTTTTTCTAAATAAGGTAAAATTTTACTGTCCATACTTTAATTCCATTTCATTTAAAATTTTATCCCTTAGTTTTAATATAAACTTTTCAAAAACTATCTGTGATTCATTTCTGTCTAAACCATAGTTATCCGAAAAAAATTTAGACTCAAAGTCACTAATTACTGCCTCAGTCCAATTCTCAACCTCATGTCTTTCGTAATTGGCTATATCACTATATAGTGGGAATTTTACCTCAACCTTTACTTCCTTATAATTTGGGCTAAATCCATATGTAGTGTGATGTACTCTACATTTAGTATCTCTTAATAAGAAATCAACTACTTTGTTTAAATATACGTCTACATTTTTATTGTGACTTTCACTTATATCTGTTTTTTCTGTTGTATCTACAAAACCATTTGCGTCTTCGTACCCTATTTTATGTCCCCTATCATCAAGTATCATTTCAACCCAGTCACCATCCCATCCTTCATAATATACCATTACACTTCCGACATTAGGGAAAACTTTTCTAATTGTAAAGAAAAAGTATTGGTTTGGTTTAACTATCCCATCTGCGTAGTCAGTTTCAATTTCTGTAGTGGTAATGTCACCATATATTTTTTTAAATATAGTACCCCAATATTCCTGAGGTACCGCCAAACTCAATAAATCAGAGACATACGGTTTTTTTATTACCTTAGATATTTTATCAATTAATGATTTGTCCATTTTAGTTTATACTTCTTCTAATAATAGTTTTATATTCACTAATTAAACTTTCTAAATTATTTAAAACTCTATTAAGTGTTGCCGCACTATCTAATACATCGTTTGGTGTTCTTTGATTTGGATCAAAAATAGCACCACCAGTTTCTCTTTTAATATGTGTTTTAATTTTATCGTCTAACTCATTTTTTGCACCTCTAAACTTCATTATAATTGAGTCTATATCTTCCCCATTTCTTTGTATTCTTCTATATAGATGGGCAGCCTCATCATTACTCATACCTTCATTGATGAAGTTCTCTACAATTCTTTTAATGTCTTTATTTGTCAATTTATCCATTGTGTTTTTTTTATTTTATTATTATTTTTTAGGGTATTCTATATATAGTTCGATAATATCGTTTGTTTTTATGTTTTTAAATAAATCAGATCCTTTTTCCATTATCATTTCTAAAATGATTTCTTTTACCTCATTATCTATTTCCCAACCGATATCACTATCACTAATTAGTTCATCGGTTATATATACGGTTACTGGTCCAAGATTATCCGTTATTCCCACAGTACCACCGTAACCAATTTCAACATATAATCTAATTACCTCACCAAATAAACTATTTTCTAATGAAACAGATACTTTGGTGTATTGAATAAATTGGATATTAGTAACTTTAAAAACAAAATCGTATGATCCTGAATATTTGTATGTTAACGTACTAAAAAATTCATTCTGTAATTTATTTAACTGATTAACCTCAAAATCAACAATACCATTTAAGTATTCATCTTCAGATAAACCATAAACATCTACAAAATCACTTCTTTTTTCTAATGACCAAGATGGGTTAGATAATTTACTCAGTATTTTTTTTATGTAGTCGTTCACCGTTAGTGTAATTTATAATAATAAATATAACGAAGGCAATAAAAAACCCCTTAGAAGGGGTTAGAAAGATTCAGTAATTAAAAGGTTAATTCAATGAACTTTATATCGTGATGTTGATTAAACAAAGTATAATCTTTACTCCTAACGGTAGATGTAATACTAACTTTTCTACCATCATATTTTTTAGGGCTTATAATATCATTCGTAAGTCTATCCCATATTTTATTATATTTTGGAAATAATAAAAGATTAATGTCTAAAGGTTTACAAGACCTATCCTCAAAAATTAATTTAATTGATTTTTCTTTTATTACTTTATTTATATCTGTTACGAATAAATCCCACACATAACTAAACTCATCTTTACTCACATTCATTTCTTCTACAAAATGTCCGTAAACTCTACAGATGACTTCTCTTAGATAACCAGAAAATTTTATCTTATTACTTTTATGTGGGTATGGGTAGGTTTTACTTCTATCGTCATCTATGGTGTGTTTATACACACATTCACTTAACGTTATTAGATTCATAATTGATTCGTAGTATTCACCACCGTAGTGATGTATATCTATACCATCAAAAAAAATTACATATATTTCCCCATCATCACTATAATAATTTGTAGGGATACAATCAACCTCAATCCCAAAATTATGGAATTTATAAATCTTTTCAATAAATCTTTGATTAACCATGTAACAAATATACAAAAATTTTGTTACAACGTCAAATTATTTTATTCGTAAAATGTTACAAAGAATTCTATTACACCACCAGAAGAATATCTTACAGGACCTTCATATCCTGATCTATCACTATAGGCACTTATTACTTCTTGTTTCCCTGACTCACCACCGTTCCATCTTCCTCTTCTTTCTAGTTTATAACTTTTTTCAGAAGGTTCTAAAGGAACACCAATAGTGAATTCTCCACCATCTTTTTCGAATTCTATATCGTTGATATTTGGTTTTAATTTTTTACCTTTAAGGTATTTGTTTATCTCATATGTTAAAACATTACATAGTTGATGTATGGAGTCACCAGACCCACATTTACCGTGTTTAATTAAATAACCCGTAGATGGTCCATCGTATGATACCGAAAAATAACTATCACTCTTATCTACAACAATTTTAGGTCTACCATTGGTTCCGTTGAAGTGTGATGATCCACCACAATCTCCCCAACAGTTACAACTTGTACAACATTCAGGTTTTGTTGATGTAGATTCTTCACTATCCACATCTTCTTCTCCCTTATCTTCTTCGGAAGATTTCTCTTCTACAACTAAGTTACCAAACATTCTCTCTTCTGTAAAAAGAGATTTCATTCTTTCAATCGTTTCGTTTAAATTATTAATATGTCTTTTCATTTTTTTTAGTTTTTATATAAATATATTAGATTTTATAAAAATGTCCGATTAGATAAATATATTAGATTTTATAAAAATGTCCGATTAGAGGGGCTGGGGTGATGGAACAGTTCGGTCGTACAAAGGTTTAATGATAAACAGGATCCTTAATCCCAAATTCGTATTTAAGGATATAATCCATCTCATTTAAATAATCACCCCATAAGTATTCAGATTCCTTTCGAGTTAAACCATAAGTGTCCTTACAATAATCAATAAAAAATCCTACATTAAAATGTCTAATTCTACTATACTGGAAATCTGAAAATGGTACCTCTATCATAGTCCCACCATCCGACATTTCTTTAATATAAGTGTCACTCACCAAATACTTAAGAACTTTTTCCATATAGTTAGAAACCTTTTCACCAAAAATATCGTGATAGATATTTTCAGTAATCATATCGTTATCTAATTTATCTGAAATTATACTTTCGTAATAACTGTATATGTAATTAATTTCTTCGGTATCTGTAACACCGTATGTATATTCTATATAAGTTTTAAAAGATGGCATCCTACTACCTACCGCATTAGTACCAAACCAACGTTTTGTAAGATAACCATCCATAACAGGAAAAGGTGTGATTACCACAGTGTCCCCCTCATATTTATCATAGGTGATTATACTATCTTTAACCAAACGGTTAACTACCTTTTCTAAAAATATGTGTCTACCTTTATCCATTTACATCGACTGTGCCAACTTATTACTCACATCCAAAAAGAAATGAGTTAACTCATCCTCAAGATCCTCATTTAGACTAACATAATCTACACCATCGTGTAAATCGAAATGCATAAAGTTATAATCTGCGTCAGTATATAACTCAGCGTAATAATCTATTTCATCAGTACCATTCATAAAATTAAATATACCTATGTGTTTATATTCTTTAGGATTGTCATCCCACTCCTCTGTGGACTCGTAAGTGAACTTAACAGGTACTTCATCCACCTCGCCCTCGAACTCGTAACCTGAGTCCATATTAAGTAAATTTTCGATATGTGGATCAACCTTATCCTTAGACATATCATCTAAGAACTTTTTTTCGTTGTCCGTCAACGACTCCATACCGTAATCACTAATCTTATCGAGAATCTTATTTAGTAATTCCTCATTCTCATTAATGAATAAACGATTAACTTGATTTTCTGTTACAATTATTTTCATACAATATAAATATTATAAAAAATAAAAAAACCCACTCCGTAAGTGGGTTGCCCATCTTTAGGTAATGGGATCGTAAGAACAAGTCTCTAACCAAGTCCATCACAATTTTTGCGCGGACACAAATTCTACATTAGAGGGGTCGGGGTGATGGAACAGTTCGGTCGTACAACCGTTTAAAATCTCCAATCATAAGACTCCTTTAATTTCTTCATATACTCAAACCAAACAATTTTAGTCTCCTCACCAGTAAGTCCATAATTGTTCTTACAGTAACTATCAAAATAAATTAACTGAGAATCTAACCCACTATAAGTATTATTTGTCGATAAACCAAATGTGTGTTCATAAACCGATTTAAATCCAGTCCTACCTGCGGAACTGCCTGGATAATAATAAGGAGGGTTAAACCAACTATTACCAACTTCGGTATCCTTAAACAACCAATCAACAATCTTATCTAAATAAGCCTGTTTCTTATCGTCAGATTCATTTATGGGTTTAAGATCATACATTATAGATTCTTTATTGTACCTATCCTTAATAATTTTTTTATAGTTATTCCAAATGTATTTTGTCTCATCATAGTTTAACCCATAAGTATCCCTACAAGTTATCTGTATATCCGAAGACATACCCCACGAAAGTTTATTTTTTAAATCATCAATAAAACTAGGTAACGGTTTACCATTCGGACCTATCTGAGAAAAAGGATATATTATAACACCCGTTTCATATCTAATTATAGTATCGTCAACAAACCACTTAAGAATCTTATCCAAATATTTTTGTTTCCTAACTTCAGATTCATTTAAAGAATTGTATTTTTCAGATTCATATAAATCTTTCATAAACCCTTTCCACACATATTCAGTCTCATCTTCTGTAAGTCCATATTGTTCCTCACAGAATTTTTTAAAATAATTCTTCTGAATTGCGAATTTTACAGATTCTACATCAGTAACGTATTTTAATAAACCAAACGTTTGTTTATAAAGAGAAGAAAGTGTGATACTATTTTCTGCGTACAAATTACCAGTTTTATATGGGGGTTCAAACCAAAGACTATTCACGTCTGTATCACTAACCAACCAATCAATAATCTTATTAAGGTAATTCTGTTTCTTATCATCAGATTCATAGATAGGTTCATTAGTAGGATCGTCACCAAACATAGTGTTCCTCATTATATCCTTATATTTCCCCCATACATAAGAAACATCTTTTATATATGTTATACCATATATTTCCTCAATGTATTCCATAAAACCACCTATAGGAATAACACTATCCTTATGAAAAAGAATTTTATGGAACGGTGTAGAATTATCAGTATTTCGTCTAGTTGCAATCTTTTGAGTAAAAGGAAAAAATATTTCCCTTTCCTCATAATCCACTTTGGTATCCTTAACTAAAAAATCTACAACCTTATCTAAGTACTTTATTTTTCTATCGTCAGACTCATTAAAGTAGAGGGGACTGACATTATTACCAAATACAATATTATACATAATAACCTTATATGTCTCCCAAACATAATCAATGTCCTCCGTTAAATTAATTCCATACATTTCCTCAATGTATTCCGTAAAACCATCAATAGGAATATATGTATCAAAAAGACGTTTATGAAAAGTTGTGAGATTACTACTACCTTGTCTAAGTGAGTTATTATATGTAAAAGGAAAAAATAACGTCTTATTATCATAATTTACTTTGGTGTCCTTAACTAAAAAATCAACAACCTTATCTAAAAAGTTTTTTCTTCTGTCATCAGACTCATTGATAGAACCACCTTTATTATTAATCTTTTCTTTAATCATATCAATATAAATACCCCAAACATACAGAGATTCTTCATGAGTTAAACCATAGTTGTCTTTACAGTATTGAGAGTATCTACCCTTATGAAAAAAATAATCTAAATTGGCGTCACTAATATATAATCTGTACGATGGAAAAAAAGGAAAATCTATATGGTTATCCCCATAGTCTATAATAGTGTCCTTAACCAGAAACTCTACCACCTTATGTAAAAAATTTTTTCTATTGTTCTCCATACTTTGATATTAATAAAGTTGCCAATTTTATTCCGTACATATCCATAACTCTACGACACTCATCTTCTGTTAACCCATAATATCCCACAAGGTATTTAATGTCATCGGTACCGATTAACCATCCACTATGTAACCACTCCTTTAGTTCATCTTCCGTATAATAAAATTCTAATTCCTCAATACCATACATTGGAAAATTCACACCTATGTGATCTCTGTTGGAAGGTTTTGTCCAGTGTTTGGTTCTCTTAACTAAATCGTCAACAACATAATTGAAATATCTTCCTAATTTATCCTCCATATACATAATATAAATATTGAAATATTTGGAAACGAAAAAATTCCTGGAAAATTTTGAAGGGTACCCCTAACCCCACCAGAAATGGGTGTTGTTTGTGGGGGATATAAAATAAAAAAAGGTTCATTTCTAAACCTTAAAATTTCCTGGAAAATTTGTGGACAACATCACCTACCCCCTTTACGTCAAAACACCCCCAGAGGGAAGGGGGGTGATGTAGGGGTACCTGAGGGGGGACTCCCCTCTAGGGGAGAGGTATTGTATATATTACTGTACACAAAGTACCCCCCTCCCCCTACGGACTATATATATGGTTTAGGTATTTTTCATACTACAAATATAAGGATAAAATATTACAATGTCAAATTATAGGGAATAAAAAAAGGGATAATTTTTTTCGTTTTACAGATCACACTGTTACGATGATTATATTATCCCTTCTTATGTGATGAAGTGTAACCATATCTTTTGTTCAATACGTTACGTCCCTTCATCTAATCTACGTTGTCCAGTGATGACAAACAATTGTTCATCCATAATCACCTTTTCCTTCCATAGGGTGGGGAGGAAGGAAGGAACCCCGTAGATTAATATATCAAACAACTATGATACAATATTAACTATATTAAATTAAAAAGTCAATACCCATATCTCTTTTTTACACTCTCTTTTCTAGTATAATATTCAGAGGATCTTAAATACTGATCCAACCCTCTACCATTACTATCTATATAGTCTATAAGTTTTCCATCACCATATGTAAACCATTCTTTATATTTAGTACCAGAGTTAGGATAATTACTTTCCTTATATATTACATTACCATCATCATCGTATTCATCAATAAAATAATTACCGTTTCTAGATTCCATATATCTAGATTGTCCATATATATCTGTAACGTATATGGCGTCTACTACATCCTTCACCACTAAGTCCTCATTAAATACTTTAGATATAATACCATCCCATTCATCTCTTGGTATCCCTAATGATTCTAGATCATACCTAAATGGTGGTTTCAATGTATCTATTATTTTATCTATTAGTTTATCACTATACACAGACTCATTGAGATCATAATCTGGATCCTTTACATCAGATATTTTACCCTCAGAGTTTTCATAGTATATAGATTCACCCTTATCATTAAATATTGATTTCTCCCAATATTCATTTCCTTTACCATCTGTTTTAAATAGATATGTTACATTATCGTTCTTATCGAATTCTCTGATCACATAGTCACCACCTTCACCTTCATAGTATAATATATTAGTTCCCTTATCTGTTACTATACCACCTGTTATTTGTTCATCACGATAGAATGAAGACACTAATACATTTTGATTATATAATGTATAAAACACACCTCTCCATTCATCCTCTGGTACACCTAATCTTTGTAGATCCAAAAAGTATGGTGGACGTATTACCTTAGATAGTTTATCATAATATCTTTGTTTATAATCATTCGATTCCTTAATGATTCCTTTAATTGTTACCTTCATTTTTTTATAAAATATATTAATAAATATTTGGTAGTGTCAAAAATTCTTCGTACCTTTGTTATGTTGGTGAGGGTATCCTCGAAACGGGTCAGAGAAACAGGTTCTTCTCTAAGAGGGTATACTCCGACCTGTCTTATATTTTTTTATAAGGGAAACTTTAGACCAACCGACCTTTGATCCCTTCATACTATATATCTATATGTACGCCTGTTTCGGTATTACCACCAACAATACAAAGGTAGTAATAAAAAACGACATACACAAATAAATTAATAAGTTTTTTTTAATCTATGAAAGTTCTCCATAAGGAATACTCTATACTGATCCCATAATGAATTAATGGTTTGTGGATCCAATCCATAAGTTTCAATACAGTAATGAGTAAATGGTTTAGGTGGTTCATCTATAAACATTATAATCTCTATTACGGTATGTACTCTTTTACTCTTATAACTAATAGATACTGGTTGATCTAAGAATGGTACACGTATTAAATCTTCTCCTATCTGATATGTATCATCCTTTAAGAACTGTAATACCTTATCAACAAAACGATCCATTCTCTCATCTGATTCATTAATATTAAACTTCTTTTGAAGTATTCTATTTTCAAATACATTCTCATAGATATATTTTAATATCATATCAGTTAAAGTGATAGATACATATTGTCCACCATCTGGTAATCCTTCAGTCATTAACTGTATACAACATCTGAATATATAATCAGTATACCTATTAGAAAATGATTTAAAATCTTCACGTGGATCACCATCCTCCAACCATACATTTAAACCTAACAAACCTTCTCTAGTTCTACCGAATTCATTAATGTATAATATATCTACATTATCACCAAAACTATGTACCAACCCTATTGAGTCAATGATCCTATTATATACTCTCATAAAGAATTTATAATGTCCCTCACTGTTGAAACCGTATATTCTTAATGTCTGTCTCGGATCACTTTCGGATGGTTCTAAATTACCGTGTAGATATAATTCATTTATACTACCACTAAAATCATAATTAATTGAATCACTATATCTATACCATAGTTCTTTACACTCTACTAAAGATAACCCATACTGATCCTTACAGTATTCATAGAAGTTTTTATGTAGTGGTAAATAGAAATTTGTTTGTAACGCATACAAAGGTTGATTAAAAGGATATACTATTCTCAGATCCTTCTTATCTATCTGTGTATCCTTAATAATCGTATCTAATACTCTCTCTATATATCTCTCTCTATTCATATAATATAAATATAGAGAACCATATTAAAATGAAATATTATCTCCGTGTTCCCAATCTACTAATTCATCTTCCATAGTATTAAATATACGGTGTGGTAAAAAGTGGTAAGGTACAGTTTTTTGTTAATAACTTTTATACTAAAAAGTTGATTTTTACGTTTTTTTTCCGTATATTTGTAATAGGTTTTTTGTAAATTTCAGAAAAAATATAGGGTAAATCTACGGTCAACGCAATGTTTTCTATCCCTTTATGATTAAACGTTAACCAAATTCCCACAATTTACCACCGTAGACATCGATTATTAAAATAACCGTATTTTAATGAGGCAAACACATTTTATACTAAAGGTACAGTTTATAGATTTAATTGTGGGGGTTTCTGGTACACTGTATTAAACGATCTTTTAAAATATATTATAGTATACCATACAGATAATATAGTGTCTCAAATAGTCTTATTCGAACTATAAACCTATGTACATTTCTTTGTTATTATCCAACACTATTTTAGTACATAGTTGTCCACAAAAATCTATTTCTTCTACGGATACAATTTTATTTATACCACTTAGATATTTTGTTTTATAGGATTCTTTTTCTATAAGTCTACGTTTTCTTACACCACTTAATTTATCGGTATCAATGTCTTTACCGTTCAATACGAATCCATCGAAGTAGTGTCCTTCCCATTTATAGTCATCTCCGACTTTTATATTTTTATTCATATACTTTTTTATTTTATCGTAATCCCCGTTACTGTAATTTCTATTACGTTAATTTATTTTATCTCTCTTTACACACCTATTAACATAAGAACATAATGGTTGTAAATTACTATGGTGATTTAATCTAATGATATCTTCCACACACTTACCAGATGATACAGGTATTATATGATCTAAATCCCACCCATATCTTTCTTCTCCATTATACTTACCATAGTTATCCCAATTCATCCATTCTTCCCATTGTGATTCTATTTGTGTTTTAAATTCTTCGTATGTACAACCTAATATCTTATATGATTTAGTTTTTTTAGTGTAACCTTTTAGTCTAAAGGATTGTTTTAATAAGTTTCTAATATTAGTAGTAAGTTTATAAAGTGAATCAGATTGTCTCCTTACTTTATTATATTCTTTTATTTTATCTTTATTATTTTCCCTGTATTCTTTATTATATTCTTTCATTTTATCTTTATTATTTCCCCTGTATTCTTTACCATATTCTTTTACTTTATCTTTATTGTTCTGTTTATATTCTTTATCATATTCTTTTAATTTATCTTTATTGTTCTGTTTATATTCTTTATCATATTCTTTTATTTTATCTTTATTATTTTCCCTGTATTCTTTTTTACCTTTTTTTATTTTATCTTTATTATTTTCATAGTATTCTTTCTTGTATTCTTTACTACATAGTCTACATTCAGACCTACCTTTATTAAACTCAGATAATTCTTTTTCTTCTTTACATTTGGTACATACTTTCTTTTCCATACCACAATTATAATAATTTCATATTACAATGTCAAAAACGAATGATACCCCTTTTGTCCGATCATCCCAACCCTTCTTGTGGGTTTTACTTTACATATTATAAGGATTTCATTTTACATATTATAAAAAAACCCCTACAGTAATGTAGAGGTTCAAATATTCTTCATATGTATTTATATCTTATCGTCTTTGGAAGTCTTTCTTTTTTCTAATGGTATTAAATATTTCGTATATAACACCATCATCAAATTCCTTTGATTCATTTATATAATTGGCAACCTCTTCATTATAACCGTAATGTCCCCTCTCATATTCTGTTACCTCAATCTCTAGTAAATTACCATCACTGATTACTTTATCTATAACTTTTAAACCTGTCAAATATAAATTAATATCTACATATAATTCACCTTCCTCACCATAATAATCTTTTGTACCTTCATCCATTATGAAATCTATGATGTATCGTTCTATTATATCTCTCGGTAGTTCACCTATTTTAAGTAATATATTTGTAAGTGACATTTGTGTTGTCTCCATAAAATAATACAACCCAAACTTTTTTATTCTAGATAAAAATAAATTCTTATCAACCCCATCGGATTCCTCCTTCAATATTCTTTTTATATTTTCTTTTAGGTTCATATTCTTTTAATTACACATCTTTAATCTCATCACCAATAACATCTAATGTTTCTTTGTTTGTTGCGTTTTTTATCACCTTTGGTGCAACTCCTTCATCATACGCCTCTTTCCATCTTTTTGCACATAAACACCATCTATCCCCACTTTTTAACATAGATAAATCATTTCCTTTTGACTTTGTAAACTCAAGAAATCGATCATCAACTTCACTACAAACTGTGTGTGTTCCTTTATCAGAACTACCTGTCTTACAATATCCATCTCTGTAATATCCTGTCATTGGGCTTTCTCCACATATTTGTAATGGTTCGTCTAATATATTCATATCAGATATGTCCATCATTTCTATAATTCTATGTATTTGTTCTTGTAGATTCATATTATGACATACTTCTAATTATTTGATTATACTTGTGAACCCCTAATCCTTTTTGTATTCCGTCCCAATTTTCTTTCCACCCTATTAATTTTTCTTCAGGTAATTCTTCCCATTCATACCATGCATTTGTATTTTCAGGTGTAACAATTGATATTAAATCAGGGTTCCATTCACCACCTGTTTGAGTACCTTCAGGTGTATGAACTATTTTAAATGAATTACCATAGTTTTCATCCCAATCAATATATAATCTTTCTATATAATCATTTGATTCGGTTATTAAACCCATCATAGATTTTATTCTATGTATTTGTTTTTGTAGATTCATATTACCAAATACTTTTACCACTTCCTTTATAAATTAATTTTATACAGTTAGACGGTATATTCTCAAATGTTACTATGTGATGTTCGTAATCACCCCCTTCAAAATGTGTATCCCTATACCAAGTAACTCCCGCACATTCTGTATCTATTAACCATATATCATCATCGTAACCATCATCAAACATATCTTCTTTATTTAGAGAATCTGTAGCAAAAATTGATGGTTGACATTCCACATCACCACCTACATAACTTTGATAACATTCTCCCACCGATGTTTGTAAACCAGTAAGTTTTATATTATCTCTCCACACAGGATTTGACTGGTGAACAACGAACTTATTAGGTGTCATTTCAGTACCTTTAGGTGAGTATAGTTCTTCCTTTATTATTCTTCTTATTTGTTCTTGTAGTTTCATATTAATTATAAAATTCAACATTAAGTTTTGTATCACCCCACAAAGGATTATTAGAATCTAAATGGTTCTGTAATAAATATAATGCCGATAATCTATGTGCCCCATCTTGTAGTGTTCCATTAACTATTATTATTGGGGGAAGATTGTATATTGATTCAGGGTTCTTTTTTAAGTAATCTGCATATTCCATAACCTTTTTTGTTACACCCCAATCATATTCTTTGTTTTGAACATCCTGTAAAACTTCTTTGTAGTATGGAATATAATCTAACATCTCAATTAATTCATTTAATGTAAGTTGTTCCGTATATTTGTCCATACTTTCTTTTTCTTCGTCTGAAATTGGTTTACCACTTGACATACCAAGTTGTGGAATGTTTTCAGATATAACTCCCATCATTGATTGTATCCTTGATATTTGTTCTTGTAGATTTTTCATATTATATTAGTTTATAACCTGATTTTATCTTCCACATATTTTTTTCTGGTACTTCTGTTGGTGGGATGTAATCTTCATCTGGACCCAATCTTACTGCCAAACCTTTACTAACTAAATCTTCCCACATATTAAAACCATCATACTGACCTGTTTGTGTATTATATAAAAATATAAAGTCAGATGTGAACATATCAAAGTTCTCAAAATTATCTTTTAACCATTGGTTGAAATCAATATAGAATTTTCTCATTATACCTTTACCTCTATACTTAGGATAGATATCTACTTTTTGTATTTGTAGTGAAAATAAACCTGTCATACTATCTTTATAAACAAAGGCAACAAATCTACCAACCTTATCATTTGTAGTATTATCAATAATATCTATTATAATTTGGTTTGATGCATCAGTACCTCTACTATAACGAAGTGAAAAGTCATCAAAAGATACTACTGTTTGTATTTTTTTTAAGAAGTTGTGTAGTTCTTCCCCTTTAACAAATCTACTTATAGATGATAATAGTTTACCGTATATACTACTCTCATCTTTCATTTCTTCAGATTTAACTTCTTCAGTTAAAAGTTCTTCCCTTAATATTCTTTTTATGTTTTCCTGTAAATTCATTATGTAAGTTTAAATATAACCTCATCAACTAATTCGTCTGTTGATTTACTTTCCCCATTTTCATTACGTGGATTGATGGTTGTTTTACCTTTATAAAATTCCCTAATACTATTAATAGATTGTTGTATTTCTTCATCATTCGTATCATCCTCCAATTCAGGTTGACCCATTTCTTTTGCCCTTTTGATTCTCCTATCTTTTATAAATTGAATATATGGTCCATCATCTTCAGGTGTTGTTGGTAATCCGAAAACAAATAGATTTGGTAAATCTTCTAATAAGTCAGGATTTTTTATACTGTCCCCACCTATATCAAAAATTACTTTTTCATTACCATATTTATCTAATAGTTTAGTAAGAACACATCTTTTATATTCATCATTCGATTCACCGTAATTATGACCATCTTCAGTTCTTGTAATATTAACTTCCACACCAGGTTCATCCTTACACAAATTTTCATATTCTTCACTACCTTCCATTTTATCCACATCAATACGTGATATACCCAATTTTTTAGATAAGGCTTCTGCGGTGGTAGATTTACCACTACCTGCAGTTCCAATAAAGACAATTGGTTTATTTTCATAAGACTTCTGTTCTTCTGTAAGAAGTCCCATCATTTGTTTCATCCTATTAACTTCTTCGTTTAAATTTTTCATATCTAATATTTCATTATATTATAACAAAAATTCCCAATTAAAAAATATGGGGGTGTTTAAAATTTACTTCAATGGTGGAAGATTGTCATATTCATCCTGAGCATTACCAAAATCAATTGCCCCTTGTATTAATCTGGTTATTCCATTATAGTCATTAGTTGATAATACCATACTGTTTGTTCCTTTAACTTCTTCTAAATAGTTAATACTTTTTCCCATTGGGAATTTAAGGAAAATAGCAAGTGATACTTTAGATGGGTCGTTCACTGATTTTGTTGCAACCATCACTTTAAATCCCCTTTTTGGAAGGGAATAAATTTCCATACCATCAATGTTTTTAACATAATTAAACCCATGTTTTACCGTAAATAAATCACTTAATAATTTATTATTGATTTGACTAAAATCGGAAGATTGTTCACCACCTTCTTCGTTTTCTCGAATAACCCTTCTAACGATTCTATTTAAATCTGATTCCGTAAGTTTTATAATTCTTTTCATAATAATATTTTATTATAAATATATTATATATACAAAAAATCCCCACTTATGAGGTGAGGATTTATCTTTTTCCGTAATAATCGAAATAGTCTTTTCTGTCTTTAAGTACCGTTACTATCAGAAACGTTATACTTAGTATACTTAATATAATCATATCGTATATATACTAAGATAAACTATATTGTGTAACCTTTGTATATTATGAAATTGTTATGATATAATCACCAAAAGGTAATTATATTATCACTACTAGTTTGTCTCCATTGACCTTTACCTGTGGGTTTTTTAAGTTTATCCGATTCAGGATATTCATTATTATCATATGTTGCCAACATTTTACCTTTACTAGAATTTGGAAGCATCTCATAAAAGGTTAATTTGGTATCATCTTTTTCCCAAAGTCCTACACCATATCCTGGGTTCCATTTTGATGGTGCGGGTATTTTCATCACCCACTGATTGGGGTCACCTTCATTGATAACTCGTTTAACAATATTAACCAAATCTGATTCTCTAAGTTTAACTATTCTTTTCATATCTAATATTTTATTATAAATATATGTTAAAAAGAAAAAACCCCTATATTCCTATATAGGTTTAATCATCTCTTTTAATTCCCATTTACCCTTATCGTAGATAATATAACTATTGTTCTCAATCCAATCACCACAATTTAGATAATGTATTCCATCTATGTATTTATTTTCTGGTGTATGTATATGTCCACAAATAACTCCCTTACAGTTTCTTTTCTTAGATTGGTACACCAACTGTTCTTCAAAGTTAGTTATGAACTTAACCGCATCCTTTACTTTCTTTTTTAAGAACTTACTTAATGACTTCTTATAACCAAACTTCTTCATTAACATATCTAAACTTATCGCCAACTCATACCCAAATGATCCCAACTTACCCAACCATTTCATTTGTACTATACCATCATATAAATCTCCGTGGGTTATGAAGTAATCTTCCCATATCATCTCATTCACCACAGTAATATTCTCACCAAAGTATAATGGAATATAACTCCTTAAAAAATCATCATGATTGCCAGTGATATAAGTTACCTTAGTTCCCTTTTTTGTATATGATAAAATCTTACGAATAACATTAGAAAAGGATTGATTCCAATAGTGTCTCTTCTTCAATAACCAACCATCTATAAAATCACCTACTATGATTAATTCTTTAGGTTCATATTTTTTTAACATCTCCAATAGTAATTCGGCATTGGATCCCTTACTACCTAAATGTACATCCGATATAAATAACGCGTCAACTTTCATTTAAAAATAATTTATTTCTTTTCTAAAATGATCTTCATCATTTCTTTTTTTATAGTTATTAACCAAAAATTTCACATAGAACCAGTACCCCATCTTCTTAAACCTTCTATCATCTTGTGTGACATATCTGTTTATGATTTTAAATTTATCTATTGGGTATTTTTTACTTAGGATAAAATCTTCACTTTGTTTTATCGTCTCATCGAATCCACCATAACTATTAAATGATTCTATAGATGACATAAAGTATGCACCCATAGAAAAAGAAGTTTTTAGTTTTGAATGTATTATGTTGAATAAATAAAATCCTAAGTTAAGTGGGAAACCTGATCTACTTTTTAACTTACACGTAATTAAATCGTACCCATTTTCTAATTCATTTAGGGATGACAATATGGTATCATCATCAGTAAATGTTACATCAGCATCCAAAAATAATACATATTTTGTATTAACCATAGATGCACCCTTATTACGTGCATACGAAACTTTACCACCTTTCTCAATAAAGATTTCATACTTAACTTTTTTCTTAATGTTATTTATTATATCAATAGTATTATCGGTAGAATCACCGTCCAAAATAATAACTTTTGTACCTTCTATGTTTTTTTGATTGTTTAGTGATAATAGTGTATCACCTATATAATTCTCCTCATCCTTACAAGGTATTATTACTGTTATAAAACTTGATATCATACTAATAAATACGTGTGTTTTTTTGTTGTTAGGTTTGTTAATGATTTATTAACAATAAAAAACCCCTATATTTTTATAGGGGTTTTATTGTAGTAGTAGTTATTATTCTTCATCATCTTCTTCACCTACCCAAAAGTCCATAACATAATCATCATAGACATATTTAAGTTCATCTAACTCTTCTTCACTCAGATCATCCATTAGATGAGATTCGGCATAACTAAATACATCCGTCATCCAATCATATATAAAATCGTAGTCCTCTTGTGGTGCCTCATCGATACAACGATCAAGTACACCGTAAATCAATTCTTCTTTCTCACTCATAATTTATAATTTATTTACAAATATAGTATTTATTTTTTAATATTATGATTTTCATATGAAATAATTATTTCTTCACCCACTTGTATTGATACTATATGTGTTGGTGTAGTGTCTTTATACACTTCTTCTGTAATATAAAGGTTCTCCCACTCTACATCAGTGTTCTTCATAACCCATTGTACTCTTTCTTCCCAAGTCATTTCTCTTTTAAACCTACTCATATTATTCTGATTTAAATTTTGTATCATAATAATGTTTAGAATTAAAGACTGGATCAATAATCTTTTCCTCTCTGGTTCTTAACCCCTTTTCATAACCATCGTCCCAACTTTCACATACCATATTTTCTTCCATCTGTTTGGCTTGATTAACAATTTCTACAATAGAAACCTCATCATCCCATATCCATCCGTCTAAATTGATGATACCTTTACTCATTAATTCACTAACCAACCATTCTACTGATGTCTGTTTTTCCATTCCTTCCATGTTTCAAAGTCTTTAAGTTTTTCTAATTTTTCTTTCTTCCATTCTTTTACTATAACATAAGCAGTTGCCCATGTAACAAAAGCACCTGTAAAGAATCCTATTGCAAAATCCATATTACTTCTTTTTGAATTGTTGAAACCATTCTTCAACTTTATTGATATCTGCTTTGTAATCGTACATCCATTTTGCAAATGCTATAACTTCTTCCTCACTATACATTCTTTCAGCTTGCCATTTAGCGCCTGCTATCCAGTTATCAGTTTTACATAAATTAGGGTCTGCGAGATTAGCAGCTGCTTCTTCTATTTCTTTACTCATCTTTGTTTAATCTCCTTTCAATTATAGATTCAAGTTCTGTCACTATTTCTTCCTCAATGTCATCATCCAAGTTATACCACCAATCATCAAATCCCTTTCTATTACCTAATGAATCTATAATCTCCAAAACACATTTTTTGATTTCTCGTTTACTCATATTGTAATGATTTTACAATTACTTTTATCTATGTCATGTAGTTTACCATCAACCTTTACTCTATAATAGGACCCATAAAAATTTAACCATTCTTTATCAACTTCAAACTGTTCACCCGTTACAAATTTTTTCTCCACAAGTCCCTTTCTATAATATCGTAATAGTTCGTGTAAATATCCTTCACAAAAACAATCTTTTTTTACTTCAATTATCATCTTTTAAATTTTGATTTAATTTTCATCCAAACTATTTCGGGGTAATTCCATACCCACCAAAAAAACCAATATATTTTATTCATTAGTTAATAATTTTAATTAAAGTTTTTAGTGTAAAAATCTTTTTCAGATATTGTCATATCAGACTCATACTCACCTAACAGTACTCTCAATTCATCAACCTCTTTCCAATATATGGACCCTTCACTTTCTGGTGAATAATCATTATCGACTAAGTACTGAACAATTGTGTTTGGTTCGGTGGTAATAAAACCGTGTGCAAATCCTTTGGGAACAAATAGTTCTAAATTGGGTACCATAATGAATGTATACAATTTCATATAATCAGGTGATTCTGATCTTATGTCAATAATAAAATCCATTATTCTTCCAGTGATTACTTTAATGAGTTTGGATTGTGCCTTATCACCTATTTGGAAATGTAATCCTCTAAGTGTGTATTGGTTAGGGTTGAAACTAACGTTACTTTGTACCCAATTCTTTTGTAACTCTGAATTATCTGAATTATCATAATTTAAAGGTAGTGGTGCGAATACACCTCTATTATCCTCAAAAACTTTATTTTCTATCAAATAAGGTTGTTCCATAGTTATTTAGATTATTAATGCAATTGTCCATACTAACGTTAGTACAAACACTATGATTCCTGCCACTTCTATTGGCATCGGTTTTAATTTTCTATTATCCATTTTATTTAGGTTCTTCTTGTGGAATGATTATTTTATGTTGTTTTACTAATGATGTACTTCCTCTTAATACTGGATTATTTTGATCTACTTGAAAATAATCATATAGAACTTCAACCCACTCACAATTTGAATTCTTTACAAACCATTCTAAAAACTCATCATCAATAGCTTGTACACCATCTTTGATTAACTCTTGGTCTGTTGTTAAAATGATTTTTGCTACACCTAATCTTCTTTCTAAGTTTAATTCAGTTGCTTCAATACATTTATGAACTGAATTTGTTCTTGGTAAATAATACCAATCTCCTTCTTTAATTTCTTCATCAGAAGTGATGTAGATGTTTTGGTTTTCACTATCTAAAATGATAGGCATCATCCTATCAAATAAAACTAAATGGTTAAAAACCTCTTTACCCTTTTTGGTTAAATATCCTATTCTACTAGGTTTGTCTGTTGGTAACAGATACACGTTTTTCATAGTTGTTTAGATTTAATTAAACAAATATAAGGACAATTTTTTAAATAATCAAACTAAAAGACAAATATTAATATTCGTACAGTTGTTTTAACTTACTTAATGTTTTGCCAACATTATCGGAACTGTGTTTAATACCTATACCATCATTACCAACCCATGAGTCTATGTTGGTTTGACTATCATCAATTAGTATTGAATTTTCATTTCCATATTTTATACCTTTGTCTTTACCTGATGTGACAAATACAATTGGCGGTATTGGGTTTAAGTAATCTTTAACTTGTTGTCTTTTGGTTTTTTTCGCACCATCAATATCTTTAGTACCAGTGGATGATAAGATAGTTGGGTTATATTTTTTAATACCTTCCCACAATTCACTCCCAATGTAATCAGTTTCATCTCCTGATCCACCTTCATCTGCACCCATTTTTTTAAATAAAACACCACCCATATCAACATATAGCGTATATGATTTATTTTTTTGTTCGGTTTCTTCCCTTAATATTCTTCTTATAGATTCGTGTAGTCTCATAATATTTAAGCCATATTAGTCGTGTCATTTTTATTAATATCATCACTACCCTTTTCCTTAATTTCATTTTGTGCCAAATCATTAAGTTCTTTTAAAAACACAGTAAGTTTTGGTGTCATACCACCTATTACCCAACAAGCAATCAAACGTTCAAAATCAAGTGATGGTTCATTATTGTTTATTGTTGCCTGTATATGAGTCGAAAGTATACTTAGTGGAATATCCTCACCAAGTTTTATCATATTATTGTCAGTTAAATAACTTCTATATCCTGCTAAGTTTGATAGTTTTTCATTCCAATCACAATTGTATCCACTTTTCCAGTCATCACCAGTAAAATGTTTTTTTAACTTTTCTACATCAATACCTTTAGACTGTAATTCTTTTTTGGTGTCAGCAGGAATTGATTCAGTTTGTGATAAATTTTTAATATTTACATCATCTTTTCCTTCTAGTTCACCATAATAATCATATGCTGAAGGTAACGCTTGTTGTATAGTTATTGTCGAATTAAGTTTTCGAACTTTTCTCCATAGTATGTGTTGTATTTCATGAACAAAAGTGTCTTCTGTTTTTTGAGCGACTTTACCTATACCACTTTTTTTATACATTCTAAAATATGATTCCATATTAACACATACTGTGTATTCAGGACAATTACCATTAACATACATATTTGCATTTATTTCTTCCGCCTGTTTAGTATAATCAGTCCACCCTTTTTTTTCTATTTTATCTAATGCAGATAAATAATCATCAATTACATCACTACCAAGAGTAGTTAAATAATCCCACATTTCCATGTTAGATCTTATCTTTTTTTGTACTGCTGGAGTTTTCAAATACGATCTCCAATATTTTAGTGCATATTTAAAACTACCATCTAATGTTTTAGGTATTATTACTTTTTTTGCTTCAATATCTTCTTTAGGTAATAATTTAAATGACATATCAAATACCGTTTGAGCATCAACCTCACAAGTCTTAGCCAACTTAGTACATGTTATAACAATCATTGCCCCAACCGCCTTTAACATTTTTGGTCCATATCCAGTAGTTTCACCCACATCATACCCTTGTTTTTTTAGTTGTAACCACAATTTATTTACAGTATCTATACCTGATTTTGTGCCGTATCTCCAATAACCTAAAGCCTTCGCAGTTTGATTACCGAAATCCCAATCTTTAGAAATATTCCAACCAATTGCAATTAAAAAATCTTGTACACCACCAGCACCTTCATATGGGTTAGGAACTCTTTCATCACTAAAGAATTTTTTTTCTGCAATTTGTTTATAATACCAACATCTTTTACCTGCACTAACCCCTTCAACAAGTAATTGACTTTCACTAATAACCCTCTTTACTATTCTATGTAAATCAGATTCAGTTAATTTAATTATTTTTTTCCCATTCATAATCTCACATTACTTAAATCTATTGGTTTAACTTCTTCATCATAATAATCGTCACCATCAAAACCATATTTTTTTATTGCACTATCTTGTTCATTTCTTTCTACAACTTCCCAACCACGACCATCAAACTCCTCAAAATAAATCCATTGTCCACCCATTTTAGGGTGAACAAACACATCACCACCCGTGTCAATTCCATAGATTTTTAACTCCATACCAAATATAACTTCAAGTACTTTTAAAATCTCCTTATTGGTTAAACCCATTGTATCCATATCTGTAACATATGGTGGTTTTACTATAGAAGCAATTTTTTTATAGAGTTTATCTTCCGCATCTTCTTTTAGTATTTTTTTAACTATATTTTTTATGAGTAATCTATTCATATTAACTACACTTTCCCCAAGAGAAACTTCTAACTCTACATCCCTTTTTTGAAGTGATGTTTATATTTAATGCACATAATATAGTTTTAAGTAACCATATACCAATCAGTGTAACTAACACTGCACTCGCAATAGTTAACACCAATGCAGGCATTGTAAAGGAACCAAATATTGTTACCAACGCCATACTGGTACCAAAGAATTCTTTAAGTACTTCTTCCCCTTCAGTTTCTTTCTCCGCCTCAGATTTTTTAGATTTAATATTTTTATAAAGTTTTTTAAGATCACCACTACTTAATGTATTAAGGAAATCTACGAACTTATCCAAATATTCTTTGATAGTCTTAAGTGCTTCTTCCGCACCGTCTTTGAATTTCTCTCTAACAACCTGTCCGAATTTTTTATCTACATATGCGCCCATATCAGAAAATTGACATATCTCAGTATTGTCTATGGAATCAACCATACTTTGTTCATCTTGAACAGTTACACCAATCTCATTCATAATTTCCTCACCACCATCAGACTTTAGTTCATCCATAAATGATTTCATGTTATCATCATCGATATCATATTCTCTAAGTAAAGTTTTCTGTTCACTTTTAGTTACACCCATTTCATATTCGAAAAGGTATTTAATTTTGTCAATTTGTTGTTCTATATTACGTTTCATATTTATTTTATATATAAATATACTATTAAACATAAAAATCCGTATGGTTCTCATACGGATCATTTGTTTCGACATACCAATAAATTAATATTCGGAATTTACATAAGAATCAATAATAATATGTTTATCCTTTAGAACCAATTTAGGGTTGTCCTTTTCTTTTTCATTCAACTTTTTAGTATATTTTATCATCTCATTTATAATATGAGTATCCCTTAACTTATATACCTCACACAATTTTTTATTGTCTGTTACTTCCATATCATTTATTTTTCTATATGTTTAACCATTTTGATGTTTAGTGTTGGGGTATCTAACCATTCACCTCCACACATTTTTATAGTACTCATCCCATTATTATAAGACGCCACTTGAGTTGCCTCTATTTGTGTACCATCATTCATAATGACTAATTCATCACAAACTTTATCTTCCTCACCTATTGTGTACGTTAATAACCCGTATACCAATACTATTGATATCACTAATGTTGTAATAATACTAAATTTTCTTATCATAATTAATCAATCACATCGGTTAAATACTGACCAGGTCCTAATTTAACTTTATAAAGATTTTGCCCATCTTGTGATCCCATTGCATCCATCTCATCCATCCAGTCATCCCAATTTTTATCCAATAAAGATACAAATGCGTCATTATTACCTCTTTCTTTATATCGTTGGATGTACTCATCTTTTAATGATCTATCAGGGTAAACCAATACGAAAGGTATTTCCCTTTTAACTAAAGCATCTCTTACATCTTTATGTGAAGATACTAAAATTTTATCCACATTTGGATCTTTAATATTTCTCTCAATATGTTCAATGTAGTTATCAGGAAAGTGTTTTTTATCAAACTTTGAACTATCACTGTCTAATACATTTTTTTCTGTGGTGTTAAAATAAGTTGTCTTCCCAACACCAGGGAACGCAGAATAAACTTTTGTTTTCATATTTTTATATTATTTTAATCAGTTTGGGAAATATCATCTCAAGAATATGTACCTGTTGTGTTAGTAGTATAATTGATGTTACCCGTACCTTGTTTTTTAGGGTTAGGTACCATTTTATTACCCATAACACATCCACATATGCCACTACCTCCGTTTGATGGGTTACAAGAACAGATAGTCCCATACGGTACTTCGTCAGGTAACCTACCCAAATGATCCTCAATAGGTTTAGTGCCACAAGGTATTGTTAATATATCACCAAAAGGGTACTTTGGTGTTTGTGTCTCATTTACCTTTTCGTATGTTTGGTGGAACACGTCTTCTTTACAAGGATAGTATTCACCTTTCACACCTTTTATAATGTAATCCCCAATAGTTGCAACGTGTTCACCTTCCATTGTTTTGATGATTAGTCCACCATCAATTCTACTATGATCAATGTAAAAATGATCACCATTTACTGACATAGTTTCATTAACAAATGTATCCGATGTTAGGAAATCAAACATTTCCCTATGATTCGTACCAGTCCATTGGACTGCATCTATTATTACAGGTTTTTTTCTATATTTCATTACTATATTTTTTTAAATTCTTTTTCTAACAAACTTAATTCCTCTTTAAGTTTAAGTTCTTCTTTATTTAACATACCGCTGATTGAGTCTTTATCGTAAATATATAATTCACCTGTCATTCCAGTAGACATCTTAGAGATATTATAGTTTACAGTTACCTTAATACCACAAGTTTGTTGTGACCTCTCTAACTGAGATATCCTATGTTGTAATTTCTCTATTTTAGAGTGTAAATCCTTCGCAATATTAAATTTCTCAATATTCATTTATCTTATCATTTAATTCGTTTATTTTACTATCCACATAATTTTGGATTTCATCTAATGATGTTAAGAACTTATTCCTAAGTTCATGAAACTTTTCGTCTTTAATCTCTTCGAAACTAGAGTAATGTTTAAAACAATAATCAATACCTTCATTATCCATTCGGTACCGAACCATTTGCCAGTCTTCTAATTCTTGATATAACTCATTGCTTTCCATACGACAAATATAGAGATTATATTTAACAATGTCAAATAAAAAAACCCACTTTTGGTGGGTTTTTCGTATTTATTTTTTCTTTGATTTTTCATTCTCCTCAACAAATTCTTCAGGTATCTTAGTGTCCTTTAAAAATTTATTATGTGATGCCTTATAAGATTTTTGTGTTTCATCATCAGCATTTTGTGTATATTGCCAATTCCAATATAAGTCTTCATTCACTTTAAAACCATAATAATGGTGAACACCCTTTTGTGTTTCAATTACATTTGCACCATTCCAATTCTGTCCAACACATATATACCCAGACTCAATGTCTTTAATAAGATTTGATTCACCTAACGTAGTATGTCTATTTTGAATCCAAGTTAATCTTTCGATTAGATTTTGGTAGTACATATTTGTTTGTCCCCATCTAACAGATGAAAAGAATACAACTGCGTCAGACTCAAACAATTCCTTACTGATTTTCCAAAGTTCATCAGACGGTTCGTTAATATTGACCCAACATCTGTGATGTCCTGATGGGTTTTTTGTTTTATCTTTAAGTAATGCCTTTAATAATCCACAAGAGTTACCTTCTGATCTGGAAACATTACCTTCACAAGGTAATATTTTTAATTCCGTAACATCAATAAAAGTTGCCTTATCCCCTAATTCTTCCTGTATGTACATTGCCAACAATTTAGATTTAGGTATATCAATATTTTTAGGATCAAACTGATATCTATTAGAACAAGATAGTATTAAAACCTTATCTTTTTCTTTTAAAACCTCAATAGTCTTCTTTAATTTTTTAAAGGTGTCACTCATACCGAATTTTTCCGATTCAGTAATCACACCCATGATAGATTTAATACGACTTATTTCTTCATTTAAGTTACCCATACATTAACTATATATTATATCACTTAGTTTAGACTTAGACGCCTTTATTATTTCACCTTGCCCATTCGGTCTCAATTGACTCATTTGTTTGGCGGTTGACATTGAGTATCTATTTTCATTTTCAAACCATTGCCCATCCTTAAATACAAATATTGGGTACCAATTATATGAATATACTACATACGTCTTACCAACGTATTCTGCATGTGTATTACTACCTTTAAACGGTATTTTACTAGAAACTAAATCTCTAGCACTACTATTTGCAGATTTAATTTTTTTAGTGGTATTAACGGTTCTATTCAAATCACCATATTCGATGTCACTTTTAAAATTGTTAAGGAATAGTTGGTACATCTCAAATGCTTCCATACCACTTAAGGTGAAATTACTATTTAAAAATTTTATAACTTTAACGTAATCCGTAGAAGGGACAAAACCTTCTTTTTTAAGGGTGCTGATAATATATCTATCAAACTTATCTTTCTTATTGTCAACAGTTTCCTTTAATATTTTTTTAATTGTATTTTTCATAACTTTTATGCTATATTAACCACCCCATTCATTTTTACAGTAATTTTTTAATCCGTCTGTTCTACCTATTTTAATTACCGCACCTGACTGTTCTTTACTATAAACCTTATTAGATTCCCATTTTTTTACTAAATCATTTTTCTCATCTTTAGTCAATTTAATTTCATCATATAAACTAATAGCATTTACTGGTTCGGCAACCACATTACCTTTCACTCTTTGGACTAATTTTTTTATACCCTGAGCAAAATCTCCACCACCCATATAAAATGGTTTTTCAACCTTAACACACCCTAATCTATTTTTATTATCTTTTAACCAACCACCAGAAACTTTTATTACGGTATCACCATAAACCATAAAATTTTTATCACCTTCATCTTCATTGTCAGTAACATTTTCAGTTTCTTCAGTATCTGTTTCAACATCAGATTTAACTTCAGAGGACTCAAATAACATTAACTTTTTGATTCTGTCTATTTCTTCATTTAAATTTTCCATATATAAAATATCTTACTACATATAAATACTACACAAAAATAAAAAATCCACACTTTCGTATGGATTTAATTAAGTTTATATGAGGTATTTTTTATTTTAATTCTTTATATTTAAGAAAGTTCCTGATCCACCAGCCATAGTAGTCGGTAGCGCACCATTCCAAGCAGATGCCTTAACAAACTCAACGTATAAAGGAGTCAATTCCTTTTGTTTAATCTTCATTGCGAGTGCTGCTGCGTTTGCATTGATGATAGTTTTTGCGGAGTCACCTCTAGCAATTGCCATCTTTTCTTGTGCCTCTGCTTGTGCCACTAATGTTCTTTGTTGTGCGGCTTGTGCCTCTTGTACTGCCTTAGTTTTACCCTCAATAGCCTGTTGTAAAGATGTTGGTGGAATAATATTAGTTCTTAATTGGGACACTAAAAACCACTGCTCCACTCTCTTATTACACTCTGCCACAATTGCAGCTTCAAACTGTTCTCTCTGATTAAAAATGGCATCTACTTCCCATCTGTTTGCCACATCATTAACTGAAGATACAATTGCATTTTTCAACCAACCTTGTTCAATTGCTTTGGTTTCCAATCTTAGATTAACAAACATATCTCCAATAGCATCCTCTCTCAAAGAATAGTTAAAGGATGGTTTAATCGTCGCAGCAAACCCACCTTTTGTGATAACAGTTTGTTCATCGTATTCGATGTGTTGTTGGTATAGGGGGAATTCTTTAACTTGCTCAGTCCAAGAGTTATACATTACCCATCCTGTTTTATACTGATAGTCTGATACACCTCTTTGTCCACCAGTTAGGTTTATCTTTAAACCTTTATAACCTGTATCAACCCTTTCAATAGTGAAAGGTTGTACTAACGCAATGATAATGGATAGTAATAAAATACCTATTGGTTTAAGTAACCATTTGAGTTGAAACTCATTCCATTTACCACCAGTCATTTGATTTTTTGTTTTGTATGCAGTAAACCCTGCAAATAATAATCCTAAAATAAAAATACTAAGTCCAATCATTTTTCTTCTTTTTTGTTTTTAAATAATACATTAATTGTTTCGTCTCCTAAAAATATTAGGGTAATAACCAACAGTGCGAAACCTAAAAGTTGGATAAACCCATTTACCTCTCTACTTACGATGTACTCACCGTATAATGATGTCATTACCATAAACCCAAACCACATCAATAAAATTTTAAAATATTTCATATAAACTTTTTAGTGGTACAAATATAGTATTTTATTTTCATAAAAACAAATAATTAAGCAAAAAAAAATCCATATAGAATTCTATATGGATTAAAAATATTATTTTTTATTTTTTTAAGATGCCTTATACTTGTCTATGACTGACCATACGAAACCAACCGCAGTCATCAATCCACCAGTAACTTCAGTAACAATCGCCTCATCGAAATAACCCAACATAATTACTGCACCACCCACAGATGTCAATATGTGTCTGATAAGTCCTAAAATTTGTTCTTTACTCATAATATAAAGTTTTTATAGTTTGTTATTATAATATAAATATAACATACTATTGTTTTTCGCTATAAAATTTACAACTATCAACCCAAACAGGATCAAAATCTAATGGCCAATTAGCCCAACCATTACTAATACCGTTTGGGTTAAGTTCTACTAAATCCTTTTCATCCGCAGTTAATCTAACTTGATGTGTAGATAGTAACAACTCCAACATAGACGAATTTTCAGTGTTGGTTTGGGATATCACTTTACAAGAAGAATGTGCACTACCAATTACACCACCTCTGAATTTACAATTATAACAATCCATATATATTTAAAGATCATCAACACACCATATAGGTGTTTTATCACCCACATAACTACCCCTAACATTAAAGTCAAAAAATTCTACCGCCTCTTCTTCGTTCATATCTCTACATAGTATTTGTATACACTTACTGACTGAGTAAATTAACCTCATTTCATTAGTTTCAATACCTATGATTGCCTCATCGAAACCATCCGCCTTAAGAATATCTTCTTCAGGAAACCATTCTAAAATTTTATCTAACATATTTTACTTTGTTTTATTAGACTTTAACTCTGTTACATTACTCTTACCATATGCATCACATTCAGTTTTTTTTGTAGACGCGCAAGAACACAATAAAAGTATCCCTACAATGATTAACATTTTATTCATATATTTTAGTTTTTAATTTGTTTTGTATTCTCTTAGTTGCCTTATGTAAATTAGATTTAGATGTACCTTCACAAATACCCAATTTTTTTGAGATGTCTTTATGTGACATATTTTCTATGTGATAACATTTAAAAACTAAATTATACATAGGACTCAATTTTTCAATTTCTTCATCAATATCTGTCAACATATCTTGTTTACAATCTACCTCATCAATAGTATCAAAGTGTAAATTGTCATCATACTCATAAGTATATTTTTTCTTTCTTAAATGATCTAAGGCACAATTTCTAAAAATCTTATATAGATAACCGTTTAAATTTTTTACATCTATTGGTGTATCAATTAATTTAAATATTTTTATAAATCCTTGTTGGACAACTTCATCCCTATCAAATTCATCTTTAATATATCTTTTAACAGTATCGTACCCTAAAATTTTATATGATTCATAGAATTTAGATTGGGATAGAGTATTACTGTTAATGAGATTTAAATTATCCATATTTTTTTTAACAAATATACAACATTATATTCTAAAAAACAAATGAGTTTTTAAAAATATTACTTAATTGGGGTTTCTATCATACTATCGATTCTTCTTCTAGCCTTTTCACCTAATGGTATAGGGTTACCACCTTCATCTATTTGAACAAATGTTATGTTAGTTTTAAGAACTAAATCTTGTTTACCTGTGTAAACGTTATGTGCTCTAGCCTCCATATATAGTGTCATAGATGTGGTACCAACCTTCATAGGTTTAGCGTATATTTTTAGTAGTTGACTTTCCTTTGCAGGCCTCTCAAAATTACATTGATCAATACTTACTGTAACCATTCTGGGTGTATCACATAACTGCATCGAGTAACCTGCAGCAGAAGCATCAATCCAAGCAAGTAATTTACCACCAAACAGATTACCGTGAAACCCTAAATCTGATTTTTTAATTGGGTGAGTGTTAAGAATTTCCATATTTTTCTTTCATTTTTTTATAATGTGTTCTACAAACTGGTAAGTAAGAATCATTACCACCTATCATAACTTTATTACCATCAAAAACAGGTATGTCATTATTAAGTCTCATATTCATAGAGGCTTTACTACCATATTTGCATACTGTTTTTAATTCCTCAATTTCATCTGCCCAAGTCATAAGATAAATTGATCCTTCGAATGGCTCCGCTTTAAAATCTGACCTCAAACCGTATGTGATAACATCACACTCCAACTCATCCACAATTTTAGTTAATTGCCACACCTGATCTTTAGTTAAGAACTGTGATTCGTCAATCAACACACAATCACAACCATAACAGTTTTCTGTTACAAATTGGAATATGTTAGTAGTCTCATCAAAAACGTGTGCCTCTCTACTTATTCCTACACGAGACGCAACTTTTTTAGTTCCATGTCTATTATCTAAACAAGACGTGAAAAGAATTACATTTTTTTCTCTCTCATCATAGTTATATGCAGTTTTCAATAAGTCTAATGATTTACCAGCACCCATTGTTGAGTACCTAAAATATAATTTTGCCATCTACAATTTTATTACAATTATAGATATTTATTTTTATAAAATAAAGTATTTTGGGAATAGATTATATAGATATAGTAAAAAAAAGTGGGTTCGAAAGACTGTTTGAAAAATTATCTGATTTATTGGTAGATAGGTATACTTCTTTAGATGGTGAAGATTTTATAAATTTTTGTTTTCGTGATGGTAGTTGTCACAGAACATCTATAAACGTTAGTCAGAATTATTTACAAAATATATTAAGGTACGATTCGAAGAGGTTGATAACCGCATCTCATAAATTACCCTCATTGGTGTTTGATAGTTTAAGAAAAGAATATAATGTACCTAACGATAATAATGGGGAATTGTTAACTATTTTTATGATATACTATTTTTTCCCTAAATTATATAAAAAATATTATGAACCTTTTATTAGTGATAGCCCAATAAATGAAACTATGGAATCTAATGTTAGTAAATATAAATTATCTAAAAATGATATTAGTAAACTAATGAAAGATTATGACTATATGGGTTATGATGTAGATTACGCTATTGATGAATTAATAGAATTAGTTTCTTATCTAAATAATTTAAAATCCCCTTTAATCTTATATAGGATAATTTGTTCCGATTCTGAAGAAGAAATAAATTTGTCAAAGGTGGGTTCACACTATTCTTTAAATAAAAACAATCTTAAGAATAATCATTATAGAAAAGGTAGTATCGCAGGTGACTGTAGAGGGGAAAAGGTTTTCTTATTAACTGTATCTGCAGAAAAATTAATGGTAAATGTTATGGAAACATTATCAAACAATATATTGTACCCACATGAAGAAGAGATTACCCTTAAAAATAAAGGTATGGGTGTGAAAATAATTAAGGTAGAGGAGTTATAATTTTTCCCAAGTACCGTTATTTAATAATAAATAGGAACCGACATAACTTTGTTTCCATTCACTAGGTGGTATAATACTTAAAAATTTACTCCCATTTTTTCTTTCGTATAGATGATAAGTTTCCCCAACTATTGGTTGGAAGTTGTAATCTGATTCATAGACTAATTTTGTATCAACATATTTACTGACTAATGTTTCGTATTCTTTTTTTAATTCGTTTAGTCTACTATTAAAATATTTATCAGCCTTTACCCCTTCACTTTTATCGACAATAATGGGATCAAACTTTTGTGATCCCACTGTTGTCGGATAGTTCTTTAAATTGGCGTCGAATTTACCAGTCTCTTCATTATAAACTATATTGTCAGGATATTTTTTTATCACAATAAATGTGCTTTAGATTCAGCCATACCCGAAGGTGTGATTTCCACAGTTTCCGATTTTAAATGGAAATTCTTTATGTTGTTAGAACCACTATAGGACAACGCTGATTTAATACCATCAGTTAATTTCTCTATTATGATATCGACACTACCTTTATAAGGTATTAATGTTGACTCACCCTCTACGTGTTTTGTTGATTGACCGTGAGATGATTTAGTTTCTAAACTAGCAGAACCTCTATATTTTTTACATAAAAGTCCATCACCCTTTGTAATAATTTTACCTGGCGATTCTTTGGTACCAGCCAATAGTGAACCTAACATTACACAATCTGCACCGATTGATAATGCCTTTGCAATATCACCACTACTTCTAATACCACCATCCGCCATAACAGGAACTTTAGAACCTTTTACACAATCAATGATAGACGTTACATTTGGTACTCCGTGTCCTGTTTGAATTCTGGTGGTACACAAACTACCACCACCAATACCAACTCTTAATCCATCCGCACCCCATTCACATAAATCAATTGCGGACTCCTCCGTTGATATGTTTCCAGCAATAATGTCTATTCTTTCAGGTAAAACCTCCCTAAGTTTTTGAATCATATTTTTAACATTTTTGTGGTGTCCGTGTGCAACATCAATTAAAATTATATTTGCACCACACTTAACCAAACTCTCCGCCCTACTAACATCTGATTCACTAACACCTACGGCAGCCATAACAGGTATGTCCTGTATCTCTGCGTGCCAATTATCGTACATAACACCCCAATTTTCATGCATATGGTTTGTAGTTATGTATTCCATAACCTTCCCTACTTGTTCACATTGCTCCTCAACAGTCATAAAACGGTGTATACATCCAACACCACCAAACTCAACCATTTTGATTGCCATCCTATATTCACATACAGTGTCCATACAAGATGCAACATAAGGTTTTAAGATACCATATCTTCTACTGACTAATGTTGATAAATCAATACTGTTTCTTGTTTCTATTTCCGAGTACTTAGGTACTAACAGAATATCATCGTAAGTTAATGCTCTCTTCATTTTCATTTATTTTTCTATTTAACATATTATAACCCAAAAAGTCTTCATACTTTTTATTATATAGTTCTATGAACCTCTTAGCAACTTTCAGTTGTTCTAAGGTTTTACAACTTTCAATAACTGCAACACATTTACTTTTTGCCATCATTTGATTTACTATTTCCATTTTTTATTTTTTTTAATAGTTTTTTAACATCAGAACATATCTCATACTCCTCAACAGACTCAAAATATTCTAAACTTTTACTCAGACTAGAAAACCAATCTTCCTTTCTTAATTCCGAAATCATTATAAAATTACTTAATGGGTTTATGATCCTGAACAATACAATTTCATCTAACCCATCTTTCATCGACTTTTTAACTCCTTCTATAATCAAACTATGTATCAACCACTTTTGATTTTTTAAAAAATCTTTTTCCTCCTCTTCATTTGAAAAATAGAAATCTTTCATATCGATAGTATTATTTTTTTATAGACACCGTATTTTTCATTACAATAAAATTCTGCAATAGTTTTAGATTGATCGTTGTCGTAACCAAAATTTGATTTTAGTTCATTAAGTATAACCTTAACCAAATGAACTCTGTCGATAGAACAAGTCAATGAATGATCCTTATCATTAACAGTAATTAATGAAGGTAACCCTAATCTATCTACTTTAGTAGGATAAAACTTCTCTAAGAACTTCATCACTCTTTCACTTTTCAAAGGGTTGTTTTCCATAGTTGTCTTATTTGAAACAAATATAGAAATAATATTTTACTTATCCAAATTTATGTCATTAATAATTTTGAATAATTTATAATCATTCAACCCCAAATTATCTTTAATGTCTTTAATATCTGAATATTCATTCTCATACTTTTGTAGATACTGTTCATTCAATACTATTAACTCATCAAATATTGTGATGAAATCATAGAAAACTGATCTGTCTCTAGTGTTCTCCAAAATCTTCAAACTAGTTTCGTTATCACCCCTATGAACTTTATCAATTAATAAGTGTGTACTACTTTTTATTATGTTAATTTTTAATCTATCTAGTGTACTATCAATCCTTTCTCTTAAATCCCACAACACAGATATTTTTTCTTTCATATCAGATAAGTATTGTGGTGTTAGTTCACCATTTTTATTGATGAATCTAATCACTGAATTAGTTACTCCTTCATTTTCCATAAAACAATTATATGGATTTTTAATAAAAAAATCAACAATCGTTTGTATTAATAAAAAAATTTAGTATATTTGGCGATATTTATAAGATAAATGTTTTATGGAAAAGACAATAAGTGAATTAATTTTAGAATTAAAGACTGTTTTAGAAAAAACGCACGGTGAACAATTTACTAAATTTTATCTCTGTAAATTTCCTGATGGAAAATGGGAAGCCCTAATTGGTATTAAAGAAGGTGCCAGTAGAAAAACTGGAAATTACTACAGAATTAATGATGGTGTAGTAGAAGAAGAACACGTAAATTTTTAACTATGAATATTTTTGTTTTGGATTACGATCCTAAGTCGTGTGCACAAATGCATTGTGATAAACACGTAGTAAAAATGATTTTGGAGACGGCACAACTTCTTTGTGGTGTTCATCATATGACAAATCAAGAAACCGAACATGTACCGTATAAGTTATCACATAAAAATCACCCATGTTCCATTTGGACTAGAGAGTGTATTGAAAACTATGTTTGGTTATGTGATTTAGGTTTAGAGTTATGTGAGGAATATACATACCGTTATGGTAAGAGACATAAGTCACAGGAAATAATTGAATGGTGTCTTTTAAACCTACCAAAAATTAAAGAGAATGGTACTGTTACAGATTTTAAGTTGGCGATGCCTGATGAATGTAAAATAGATAATAACCCTATACTTTCATATAGGAAGTACTACATTGATTTTAAAAAGGATTTTGCTAAATGGAAAAATAGGGATGTCCCAAACTGGTTTAGACTTTCAGATGATTCATTAAAACACCACCAATTGATGTTGCTTTAATTGACAACCTATTGATGGTGTCATCATTAAGTTTTGTTTTCTTTCCCGTATAGTCTACACCTAATATACCTATAAACTTATCATCAATACTTTTTATTGAGAATAAATAACCTGATTTACAACCAGATTCTTCTGCTATATACTTTAACCCAAAAGTTGCAATTGTTTCGTCTTTGAAATCAATTATCTCTATTACATCATTCTTTAATAATTCATTTATTGATTTTGAGAATAGACTAACAGGTATATTTTGAAAATTATTTTGTATAGAATTTACTTTGATGTTAACTGTTTCATATATCATTGAGAATTTTGCCATCGATTTACCTGTTGGATAAAAATGTCCTCCGTTGTGGAACTGTATCAACCAAACTCTATCTGCACTTATTTCTTCTCTAATTTCCTCTATTTTATGTGTTACAACCTCACCTAATTCTAATGTATCCGCCACCATATCAGGTTTCTTTTTCTTCTCTAACCAATTCTTAAACAGTAGTATTGTAATCGGACTTATAACACCTGTTATGAAAGCAATAATTAACTCCATCATAATTTTAAACTTTTATATTATAAATATAAGTTCAATCATAAAAGTGAAAAAAATATAAAAAAAAATGGGGGATAAATCCCCCACCTTTCACAAACAAACAACTATGAATTACAAAACTAATTCCGACATTTCCCACAACATTTTGTTAACCTCAATGTTCTGATCGATTGATCGAATCGCTCTACTACGAGATCTACGAAGATTACCATTATCTTTCGGTGTAATGGTTATGATACCACCTTGAAGTACATTCTCTTGTACTCTATTGAATACACTCCATAAATCGGTACCAGCGTCCTCTTCTCTACGAATCTTAAGCATCTGATTCACATCAATCATTTTATCTTCACCCCAATAGTTGTCCGCAACCATCTTAGCGAAATCATACTGTTGTGCCATAGACAGTTCTTTAGACATCATATCCTGAACTCTACCAACAACCATAGGGATTTTTTCCGTTGTCATATTAACAACTTTAAGGATATCTTCTTTCTGAAACCCTTTATGCATTACACGGAACTCATCGAAAGTCTTATCCGCAATCACCAATCCATTAGAACACACCAAACGGAATAAACCAACGTGAAACTTAAACGATGATGAACCATCGTGTGAATTCGTCAAAAGGATTTCTGGGTGTGTGTCCCCAATCTCTCTGGCGATGTTAATGTTATTTTCATTTCTGAAACGTAACATATGTTTCTTAAACGGCATCTTTGACTCATGTCCCTTACGAGAACGAGTTTGCATCGCCTGTGTAGGTAACCAACCTTGTTCCCCCAATAAATCAATCACTTCCGTAGTCGGAATGAATCGATAAATGTTCGACAAATGGTTTGACGGTTCTTGTGTCAAAGCCGAAGGACAACGTTGTCCAATCTCATTAAAATTTAAGTAACTCATATCTTTTAGTTTTATATCTACAAATGTAAGGACCTTTTTTCATTCTGCCAAACATTTTATACTTTTTTTTTAATATTTATTTCATATATTTATTAATATGGACAAACTTACGAAATTTGAGATAAAAATACTATCCTATTTAGATAAAAAGATTGATAACACCTCCAATAAGGATCAAGTGTTTAAAATACTTAAAGATGAATTTGGGTTGGATAAATCTGAGGTACTAGATTTATATAGACTTTGGTACTATAATAAGGGTACTGGTGATTACGATACAATAGAAGTAGATAGAGAAGGACCTCTTCTCAATTTTTTGAATAATATATCTTTATTAAATTCAAACGTAAATGAATATATAGATGAGTTATATGATAACAATCGTGAAAAATTAGACTCTTTAATCGGTGACTGGTTTGTTTTATGTAATAACTACAATACACCCTGTTTAGACTTTGGAAATGAGTCAGTGACAATAACTTTAGATAGAGATGAATGGGAAAAATATTTTTCTGGGTTAGGTGATGATGATTTATGGAAATATTATGAGGCATTTAGTTCTTATGGTGATTACTATGAAGAAATAGAAACATCAGAGTTTGATTATGTATATACTAATGATGAGACAGTAGAACACTTAGAAACTTTGGCGATACTGTCAGGGTTATCTGAATGGCCTGGTAAAGATGGTAAAAAGATTGGGGAACAAGAAGTTAACGATTTTTTAGGTGAAGTATTACCTAAAGAATATTACGAAAGGATAGTTGATGATTATATAGGTGAGATGAGTATTGTCATAACTAGGGCTAGACAAGATAGTGTAAGAAAAACTTATACAAATGAAATTAAATACGATACTAATAAAACTAGATGTAGATTCGGTGATTATTGTATAGAAATACCGTATGTTGAATTAATAGAAATAGTAAAAGAAAGGAATCTACTTAATCTTTCTGAATTAAAAGATGCGGAAATACAACCTGATGTTGATTTGGAGGATGCTTACTACGGTGAGTGGATTGATAGTGATGGTGTAGATGAGGTGGTTACCGAACTAAACAGATCATTAAAATCCACAATAGAAAAAATTACTGAATCAGAAGATATTGACTTAGAGGAGTTAATATTAAATAGAAAGTATGTTTTAGATTTATTAAATAAATTAGGTTTTAAAAAAATAACAGACACTTCGCAGGGTGAATATTATATGGCTAGAAATGGTATATTAACACTATATAGTAACGATATCGACTTTAAAAATAATAAAGTTAAATTCACATACGATGATCAAACACATATAACACCCATAGAAGAATTAACTAATTGGGTTTCAGGTAGTGTTTTAGATTTAAACGAAAGTGTTAGATACAATAAGAAAGTAAAATTACTAGTAGAAAGTTATAATCTAATCAACAAAATTTCAATATTTGATTTCGATGGTACATTAATGAAGACACCACACCCTGAAGAAGGTAAGAAACAGTGGGAGGAATTTACTGGTAAAGAATATCCACATATAGGATGGTGGAGTAAACCAGAGTCTTTAGATGATGCAGTATTCGACATACAACCTATAGAAAATACTGTTGCAGATTACCTAAGAGAGAAATCTAATCCTAGTACTTTAGTAATAATGTTAACAGGTAGAATACCACATCAGTCAGAACAAATAGAAGAATTATTACTATTACATAACATATCTTTTGATGAATATCACTATAAAGGTAATGGCGATACTTTGACTAGTAAATTTAATACCATTAAAAGTCTACTGAATAGATTCCCTAATGTTAATCAGATAGAAATGTGGGAAGATAGAGAACCACACGCCATTGAGTTTAAACAGTGGGGAAAAGAAAATGGAGTAAACTTAAAAGTTAATTTAGTCACTAGTGATGGGCAAATTATAAAAGGTGGTGTAAATGATTTAGTCAACGAGTCTATCGATAAAAAAAAAATTTTATTCGATAAAATTTCAAAATTAATCAATCCACCTTATTTTTCTGATTTAGAATCTTTAGGTATACCACAATCTGAATGGGATACAATACTTAGTGTTGTTTTTAGTAAAGAAGTACATTTGGATTTTTACCAACAATTCATTGAAGTTAGGGATAGAAATAATGGTAGACTAACCTATAGGGAATGGCCTAACGGTGATTGGGCAGATTTCGATAAAGGTGTTGAGAATTTACAGATTCATACGATGGGTGATATAAACGAATCAGTTACCAATGACTTAATAGATAAAGTAGTACCCAAATTAGAACCACCTTACATATACAATTTATATTCTATGGGGTTTGACTCAACAGATTCTGAAAAAATACTGTCTAAACTATTTGGTAAAATGGTTCATATATATGATGACAGTGTATATAATTCTTCCACAAATTCTGTTAGTAAACCAACAGAATCTAGAGTTCAGGATATTGAGACTGACGATGTACTATATGTAGAATACTATAAAGGTGACTCTATAGATTGGATAGATTGGAGATACTAATCTACCTTTGGTGAAGGTAAGGTTCTCAAATCTGAATAGTTCTCATATAAGTATTCAATAATCATATCCTCATTGGAGTAATACATATTCCATTTGTCGTGATTAAAGAAGTCTGACATATATTCATCTTCATCATCGTAACGATCATAGTCTACTAAGTTTTCACCTTCGGTAATGTAATGTTCGTTACACCAATTATAATATTCACTGTCAATTAATTCCCTATAAGAATCTTCAATGTCACCCTCAACCTTAAAGGTTACTGTAAGTAGTTTGTCTGTATCACAAAAAATTTCATAAATTTCATCTATAATATAATCCATAACATATTTTTGAAAATAAATATGCTAAAACATCACAATGCGCAATTTTAAATTATATTTTTTTGAGATATCTATCATATGTTTGGACCCTTTACTCTTACCGTCCCAAAATATTATAGCCGCATCTGCGACTTTAGCCATCTCTTCGTTTCTCATATACCCAGCCTTCTTACCGAATAAATCCCACATCGCAGGATACTGTTCTAACTTAAGGTGATTTTCATTTGCATACCATTCACCCATCTTATCTGCACCATTTGCAGTACCAGATATTATAGTAACATCTTTTTGATTTTCGAGAATTGCATTTAATTTTTTCTTTAGTTTTTCGTAGTCATTAAAGTCCCTACTACCTGCAATTATTACTCTCATTTAATTCGATAAGTTTATCTAAATATTGTTTTGCCTTTTTTAAATCTTCGATACCGTTTTTCTGTTTCCATCTAGTAACATATTTAACAATGTTGCCCTCAAAAAAATCTAAATTATGTGAATGTGCATAATCCCACATTTCAATACCTCTGTTATAATGAGTCGGGTGAACTACCCTTTCGTTTGGGTTAATTGGTTTATCCATATCTTTTTATACAAAAATAAGGATTTTTTCTTAAAATGTCAATATTACCAAAGAACGTAATATTCCTCACCGTTATAAATAAAAACATCTTTTGTTAAGTCACCAATGAAATATTCAGGACCATCTTTTTCTATTGCCTCACTTATTATGTACTCTTCATCTACAATTAAAATGTTATCGGATATTGCCTCACCTAAAGTTAAACCTAATTCATCTACATACCCTTCAATATCATAACTATAATCTTCTTTTAATTTTTCTTTCCTAATAGTCATATATAACTTTTCGAAATTATCTCCCTCATATTTGGATAAATCTTCGGTTACATCTTCTAATTCATCTACTAATGAATCATAATCTTTATAATGTTGGTTATATTCATACTCAGCCTCTTCTAATCTGTTTTCAATTTTATTTAGTTTATTTTCTAAATCCTCTATTTCTCCCTCAAATTCTGTTGAGTAACTATCTTCATCATCACCATAATCTGTAATATCAGATAACCTTTCTATTTCTATCTCAATAATTCTTTTTTCTTTCTCTAATTTATTGATGTTATTATCTAACCCTAAAAAAGTTTTATCTATTTCTTTTTTAGTTTCAGTCAATTCATCAAACGTATACTTTAAATCTTCGTATTCATCATATTTATCAATATTTTTTAAAAGATTTTCTTTTGATTCCACATTAAATTTAGAACTACCTATTTCACGTTCATATTCTTCTTTAGCAATTTCAGTTACGTTATAATCTAAATATTGACGATTAATTTCGACATAATCAATTAAAAAACTATGACTAAAAAAATCCCATCCTTCCTCATCTAATTTTTCACGAATTTTCATTTCCGATTCTCTATATACCGCATAAAAGTCACCTATATAATAAACATATCTAGTACTATAACTAATCGAAGGTATTAATACTTTAAAAGAAGAAAGATTAGAAAGATATGTTGCGAATGGTTTTACAAAAACAGGATCAACGTTAATAAATTCCGCAAACGCCAATCTTTTTTCATCATAGGATGAGTAATCGATGTTTGGTGTGTGTATATCGTTAACGTTCTTAAAATCTATATTTTCATTTTTTACATCACTATAAATTAGGATAATTTTTTGTGTGTCCTCAGGATCAGTATTAAAATTATTGATCAAATAGTTATAAAGTGGTTCCCACTCATCTGTTACCGAATTCTTTCTTAAATGATTTAATATCCTTAAATCTAATGGTGTTATGTTACTGAAATCTATTTCCATATCACAATACAATATATCTTATTCCAAACCTATTTGCCTCACTGACATCATAATCTAAAATTTCTGAATCTTCTGGTAGTTGGGATTCATAATTTTCAGTCTTAGTATCCCAGAAAGAATTCATTTCAGTCATCATATATACTTTGTCTTTATAATTTTCAATAAAATAAGTACCATAATCTATTTGACTAAGATTAGGTTTTTCAGTCATAATCATATTCCACTTTTCTATATGTTTAGTGTATCTTTCTTCTTCCTCATCATACTCACCATCACCCCCACAATATGAACATTCTTCCTCATTTTCTCCCGAACCATTGCAGTCATCACAGGCAAATGTTTCATCTTCTTCATTACTAATTTCACCAGTACCTTCACAATAAGGACATTCATATGTTTCACTACCTCTTCCATTACATTCATCACAGGTTACACGATTTGTTTCTGTTTCATATTCACTACCTTCTTGCGCAACTTCTAAAGTAACAAAATACAACCCATCCCCAACATTTAATTTTTCAGTTAAAAAATCATTAACATTTAAATTAATGATAAAAAGAAATATTAAATCACTTTTTTCTTCAACATCCAAATTAAAAAAGTCTGCACCAAAGAAATCAAACATTTTTTTATATGGTTTACTATCATTAAATTCTACACCCCACTCATTATTAGGGTAAACATATTTCTTAACTTCGTTTTGTATTTCTGGATATTTTTTATTAAGGACATTTAAGTATTTCCTATAAACTTTATTATCTAAATAAGATAAATTACTCTCAGATTCTTTTAATATGTTAGTTAACTTAATCATTTAATTTTTTTATTCTAACTGTTAATTCACCAGTACCTTTAATTACTCTGTGATATACTTCTTTTGGTATAAGTACTGTTTCTGTTAATGGGATAGGTAGTTGGTTATCTAATTGAACCATCCAATCCGTATGTCCAACACTCTCAACAATCCTATCTTCTTTATCTCTATGCCAAACCAATTCACTATTCTCTACATTATCAGAAAATTTACGAACATAAAAACCATTTATTTTATTTTCTTCAAACGGAAAATCCATACTATCTTTTCTTACGACCTTGACAATGTGCTCTCTGAGAGAACCCTTTTGGGTTATTACAATCTATGGAATTTTTATATTCTTTACTCCACTTTTCATTCATCATATCACTATCATCTATATTCATAGATAACTCCATACCATACTTTTTACTTTCATTCATTAAGAAATCAAATACTTGATCCATATTGTTTTTTGCTTCCGCAATGTGATCTTGAGCCCAATCGTGTCCATTTTCTAAAACACCCTCAACCATTTCTGGATCCATATCTAATAATATATCACATTGTCTTCTCATTTGTTGTAAGTTTGAGAAGAACATATATCTATTTCCTCTATCGTGATGTTCATTACCTTGTACATTAATTTGGTCCATAGTTTTTCTAACCATGTTTTTAATGTCTTCTTCCGTTAATTTAACTATTCTTTTCATATCATTAATTTTTTATTTTTATTTACCACCAAGTACCTCCACCTGATAATCCTAATTGTTTTGCATATCTCGGTAATCTACAACTCCAATAACCAGCACTACATTTATCATTTTTCTGTGGACAATTGTGTCTATCTGAAAACGCCTTTTTAGCCTTAGGGTCTCTAAGTTTTACTGACAAATTTGATCCACCAGATTTTGCCCCAAAGGAAACTTTTCTAACCTTACCATTACACATCACATAAACATAAAACTTTTTACTACCACCTCTTTTAGGTTTACTCAACTCAACTGTCTTACCTTTATATTCTGCCTCATTTATTTCCATATACTCATTTGGTATGTCCAACCAAACCTTTCTACCCTCATAGATACCTTGTTTACCAATATCGGTTCTTATAATCTCCTCATCATTAAATGATAAATCAATTTTACCGTTTGTATATAATTCTCTAACTTCGTTTATTAAGTTAAAGAAAGATTCACTACCATATCTATAAACTGATTCAGTTAATGGTATTTCATTATCTATATGATATCTTAAACCTTCACTAATGATAGTCCTGTTTTCAGTAATTAACATTCTATCGTAGTTTAATGATTCATTCTTTTTAGGTTTATAGTTTTTAACTTTAATAGGACTTGGTGATTGTCCTTTTCCTGATTTACCATCATTTTTTTCTTTTTCTCTCTTACGTCTACACGCAGAATCTTTAGCCTCCTGACTCATATTCGCAGCAACACTCTTTGCCCTACAAACTGGATATCCACCTTTATCGGAATCACTTCTACCACACTCAGGATGTCCACCACCTTCTTTTTTTCTACATATGTTAACCCAAGGTCCTTGTGGTTGTTTAGTACCTTTACCCTTTTTTTTAGTACCAAACCAAACTGCCAAATCTTCATCTAATCTTTCCGCAACTTCTATATCGTCAAAATTATATGATTCATTTCTTTTACCACTGCAGTAACTTCCACTACATCTTTTTTGACCATCCAATCCTTTAATCTTACCTTTACATACCTGAACTGCATAACCATTAGCGTATGCAGAAGGATAAACATCGTATTTAGATTTTGCAGCACTTACACCTCTAGCACACAATGTATTTTTCTTTTTCTTTTTACCTTCATTAATTTCTTCAGTACTTTCTTCACTACCCAATTCTTTATGACTACTAGGCATTATAGATATACCGTATTTATTTAAAACCTTTTCCAACAATAGTGGTATTGCCATTGATACTGCTCCCATACCCATAACCGCAACTATCTTTACAATATCTTTAGACTGTGCCTTCAATAGTTTTATTTCATTTTCAGTTACTTCTTTACCACTTACAAGTTTTTGTAATACTTTAAGTAACTCAATTGTTTCACCCTTTTCTCTTTTCGCCACACTAACAAAAGTTTTCCAAGAATTTTTTAATTCATCACTTTTATCATTAACATACGATTTCATTTTTTTACCGAATTCATTAACCACTTTAGGTTCTTCATCCGCAAATAAACCAGTGGACTTACCATCATGTCTCATTTCTGATAGTAATCTTTTATATTGACTTACGTTTAATTTTATCTTCATTTTTTTATATATTTAATCTGTTCTATAAATATAATAAGTTACCCCATTATAATATTCTTCATTTTCACTACCATCATAACCAGATAAAGTATTACCTCTGTCTTCATTTTCTGCGAGATATCTCTCTAAACCAGACTCATCGAATGTACAATAATATTCTACTGCCTCCTTAAAACTTAACCCTAAATTATTTACAAAATAATCTACACCATCATTATCAATTTCACTAATTATCTCACTCACCATTGTGTCACGTAACTCTTCTCTCGCAGTGTCAAATAGTTCTCTTAACTCATCTCCCAATCCTTCATATGTAGTTTGTTTATCCGAAAGTTCTATTTCTAAGTCATTAATCTCTTCTTTCAATTCTTCATATTCTTCAGTACCAAAAAAATCTTCATCGTCATCTAACCTCTCTTCTAATTCACTTTCTTTTTCTTCTAAAAGGTTATTTAACTCATCAATTCTTTCCTCTAATATTACCATCCTTTCTTCATACTCTTCTCTACTGTCATATCCTGCCTCTGATATTACATCTTCTTCAGTCATATCATCGAGCCTATAATCTGCAGTTTCTTCTGCGTATTGATCAACACTATATTGGTCTAACTCTATAAAGTCATCAACGGTATATCTATCTATATTATCTACCCCACCAACTTCATCAACATACCCATCAAAATAGTCTTCCATCGCACTACTAACCTCATCGTCATCACCTACCGCATAAACCTCATCTGAAGTTAAATCCCTATAAGTATCTAAACCATGATGACTACCTTCGTGTTCTATTAAAATCGGTGGTATATCTAAAAACATTGACAAAGCAACTAATTCATTATTATATGAAGAAGTATCGTTCACACCTTCTAAATCTGCATCAGTTAAATTATCGTAATTACCTAATTCATCATAATGATTAGTATAAAGATGTAATATTTCTATTTTAGTATCTGTATCATCTATCGATAATTCATTAGATAGTATATCCCAAACTACGCTGGCATCCTCACCTTCACCCAACTTTTTATTAAGTAACTTTAAAACCCTTTTATAAAAGGGAGTTATTTCATTTTCTAATATTAATCTTCTCATCTAATAATCTATTTTAATCATATAATATGTACCATCATTGTCATAACCACCACCATACTTATAAACTTGCCCATAATCACTAAGTTGATCGAAATGAACGTGTTTTGATTCGTCATCAATAAATTCATCCCAATCGAATTTAAAATAAGGTGGTATTTCATTTATAACAATTCTACCCTTTTCATTAACTTCTATAAACTCATTTTCTAATAAATATTCGAAAATATCCATTTCTTTAGGTATTATATCTTTATCTTCAACATAAAGGTAACCTATGTAATTTTCTATACCAATACTTTGTATAATTTCATTTCTATCCCAATAACGATCTTTAAGAAATTCCTTTGTTGCGTCAACCATTTGATGGAAATCCCCAAAACAAAAGAAATTTTCTTCTTCATAAACATAATATATAGGCAAACCATAATATAATGAAGATTCTTTACTAATTAAAAATGGTGATGTTCTAAAATATTTAGATAAGATAATAACTTCATCGGAAAACATAGACTCCAATTCACTTTCACTTATTTTTACTAATGAATCAACATTTTCATAGTTACCTTCAGTATTGTACTCTACTATGAAAGTGTAAAATATATTCATCATATCAGAATATTCTGTCGTTATGAATTCTTTGATGAAATCAAATAATGGTATATATACAGAATCTACCTTTACCATAGACCCATCAAACGGGTACAATGAATTAGGTTTTTTTTCTAATTTATCTATAAAACGTCTCTGAATTGTATTGAGTACTCTCCTAATTCCGTTTCTATCTAACTCCTCACTTAATATTTCACTAAATTTCATTATTAACCTTTACATTTTACTAATAAATATTAATTTTTGAGTAAATAACCATATTTAATAATAAAAATAAATAAATGTTAATAGTACAAATTAAAAACGGTAACATCGAAAGAGGTTTAAAGGAGTTGAAAGGTAAATTCGTAAAAACCAAAATTGTGAAAGAATGTAAAGACAGAGAGGAATATTTAAAAGAATCTGTCAGAAAAAGAGAAGAGAAAATTAAGGCAATATATAATCAGAAAAAAAAAGAACAAAACAATTAACATGAATGAAGAAGTTTTATCGTTATTAAACGAACAAATATGGTTAGAGAATACGGCATCGTATTTTTACCTAAACCTATCTAAAAAATTTAGTGAAAATCATTATTACGGTATATCTAAATTTTTCCTAAATCAATCAAATGAAGAAAGAGAACATATGGTTAAATTGTTTGAGTATGTTTTAGAACAAGAAGGAAATCCAATAGTACCAAATTATAACTATATGGATGACGAAGAATTAGAATTTAATATCCTCTATCTTTTTCAGATGTCATTATCCAACGAAAGAAAGGTTACTAATTCAATTAATAAGATTATTAGTAAATGTAAAGAAGTTGGTGATTACACAACAGAAAACTTCTTACAGTGGTTTGTTACTGAACAAAGAGAAGAAGAAAATAAATTTAAAGAGATTATTGACAACTTAAAGATTGTCGGTAACGATAAGGTTGGATTGTATGAGATAAACAAATCATTAAACGTTTCTAAAACAATCTAAGAAATTTTAACATATATATAGATAGTTTCAAGGGATTCTACGAATTTAATTTCACCTAAGAATCCCTTTTTTATTGCTAAAAATTTGTAGATGTCATATATTCGATCAAAATTTGACATAAGTTCTTCTTCTTTGGTTTTACCAAGATAGAATAGGACACACCCCTTATTTTCCTTTGTTCCCATCTCCCCATATTTTAATAATAAATATCTGGGAGAATGGGAATATTGTTATATTTTATACATAAATTTCTAAGCCCTGTGATCAGGATATTCGTACCCATACCCATCTACCTCATTATCACGTACTTCATTATCAGGACCTATATTTGGTAAAAGTGCCTCCAGTTCCATTCTAATATTTCTATTGTGTGGGTAATACTCTTCATTTTGATTATGTGCCCTTCTAAGAAATCCATTGTCATCTCGTACCATATGTACTACTGGCACTTGTTCCTGTTCCATTATAGGTTCATCCATTGGTACTGGTTCTTCAAACCCCTCAAATTCATCTATCATCCCCAAACCAAACGACTGTCTATTTTTTGAGGTGTCTTCATCTTTTACATTAACGAGAATACCTCTATTCAACATATCAATAGTTATGAAATTATTAATCTTACTTTCATAAGTTTTTCTCAAATGTATCATATTGACATAGTTTGTAAAAATAGTAGAAATAATTCTGTGATACTCACTACTCACTCTATTACAATATGATAATAATTGTACTTCTTTATAAACTGAGTCTTCGACTAACCTTAGTTCTAAACCTGACATATTGTTCGGTGTTATAATTACAAATAGTTTAGTATCACCCTTTATAATTTTATCTTTATAATTTTGTCCAGGATTGTTCATACAATTTTTTAGTTTTTTACCCGCCCATTGTAAATCTAACTCAGTACTCAACTCTTTTATTTTTACACCTTCAGGTAAAGTTAAATCACTAAAATCTAATGGTTCATAAAGGTTGACGCAGAATTTCTCTTTATCTTTCCTAATACCCTCAACAATACTTTCATATGTAACTTTATAAAATTTATTAACGGTAGTTAAGTATCCTGATACTAATTCTGAAACCCACTCACCTTCGTTGTTATAAACCCGTTTAATCTCTCTACTTAAATTTAATGATTCTTGTAGGTTTAATCTATTCTTTGCGATATATGGTACTACCCATCTATCCTTATCCATAAAAGATTCTAATTCTTTAACGTGTGAAGAATCGAAATCACAGTTGTAGAAATTATTATCCACCAAAGAGATAACCTTACATAGGTAGTAATCACCCATAACAACTTTCTCCGCCTTAGACTTTAACTTTTTATTAGTTTTACCCTTAACTATGTTATATGCGTTCATGAATGTTAAAGGGTTGAAACTGATACCGAATAAAACTTTTCTGATCTCAGGATCTACATCAACATATTTTTTGGGTGTAAGTGTCCACATTATATCATTGTTTTTAGCCCAATTACTTAATACCTCTGTTGGTATATTCGCATTTGGGTTCAACCAATTTGCCACATGATTAGAGTTATCAACCTGACTAACACCATTTCTTAAATTCCACATACTCTTCTTATGATCGAAGAATTTAGTTAATTTAAAATATTCTCTTATTTTATTGTAATATGTGAAATACATTTCTTTATACTTTGTACTAAAATATAAACCAAAATGTCTAGGACTTAAATTGATTATGTTTTCCATTAATAACGGTTGAGATAACAGATTCATTGACTCCTCAACATTACAATAACATTTAAGTTCATCTAATTTTTTAAACAATCTAATGGCAGTGTGTGCTGGCGTATAAATTGCAGTAACCTCTAACTGTTTGTTATTAAGGAAATTCTCAAAAGATTCTGTATAACACATAGTGTTATTATCTAAATCAATCCCAACTTGACAACAATTAAAATCGAATCCGTTAAGGATATATGAATAACCAACATTTTGTCGAGCCGAATGTATAAATATCGTATTCAAAAACCCTTCTCTTTCCACAGACGCTATTTGATAGTTACTTCCGTGATCGTAGGATAATTTAGTAACCATATAACCATCACCCTCAATGATTAATTTATTTGATCTCAATGGTGTAGTTACGGTACGGAATAACATATTATCAGTATCGTCAATAAAAATATCTAAGTCATTAATAGGGTATTCTCCGTCCCACACATAACCCATTAGTGTATTCGCAACTGCCCCACCAGATAAAAATCCTTTATTGGGTATCTCACCGTACTTAGATAAATCATTAAGGATTCTATCTACAATGTTTTTTTCTTTTAAGATGTCACTATTCATATTATTTATTTTTATAGTTTTTATAAAGGAAATAAGATGGTATTACTATACCTAAGAATACAATTATATAAAAAATTATTGGGAAAATCAAAAGTATTGCAACAATACTAAAAAAAACTAAAACTGCAATTAAAACAAATGTTCTAATTTGACTTCTATCCAATTCGTCAAAATCAAAATTAAACATAATATTAATAATTAGTATAATAGTCTCTTAGGTACTTTGAAACTTCTTCGTAAATATCTTTCTCACCAATACCACCAATAAACATAGTTATAACCATTTCACTGACTTCTGCACCCATCTCATCAAACTCATCTTTAAAAACATCGTCATCGAAGTCACCAAATTTATCGTAATCTACATTACTGTAATACCCATTACCATAACTTTCATTTAATATAGGTTTAACCTCAACTTTTTTATGGATATATTTTTTGCTACTTAATTTAGAAATAAGGTTTACACCTGCAACCAAAGAATCCTCAACCTCACTAATCACTACAAATTCCAAATCACTGTGTTGTCTGTAATAACCACAACCTAAATTCAAACAGTTAAAGTCATATTTCTTAGCCAATTGATTAACATCGGTAAATGGGTCAATACTAAATTTATGGTAACCCGATTCATTTAAGACACCTTTAATCTCAGTTTTAAAGTCTTCATCGAATAATTTAACACCACTACATACTTCCGTTATCCAGTTTGATGATGGTGCGTCGAATTGGATTGCATATCCCACATTCTCAAAGAATCTATCATCAGATTCCTTAGAACCTAACATCCCTATTTCTTCCTCAACAAAAAAGGCACCCTTTAATTTATCAAAGTTGTTGAATAACTCTAAACAAACATAGACACCACATTTATCATCACCACCAATACCAGTTTGTTTATCCGTTTCTGGGTGATGTGCAGTTAACACACCTAGATTATCTTCTTTAATGGTTAACCTAACTTTATTTTCAATTAGATTTCTATGTGTTCTATGTACGGTGTCCATATGGGAAACGACACAAGGAAAATATTCGTCCGTAGAATCTAACATACCCTTAGTGAGATAGAGATTACCTTTTTTATCGGTGTAATACTCTATGCCGTTAGTTTTTGCAAACTCTATAATGTAATCTCTAACCATACTTTCATCACCAGATATTGATGGTAGGGACAAAACTTCTTTCAAAAAATCTAAATTCATATGTTATATTTTCTACAAATATAGGCAATGTTTCGCAAACTACCAAATTTTTAGTGTGAAATATTTACAATTAAAAAAAATAGATGATATTTATATTAAAATAATACTATAAAAAACATTAGAAATTATGGGATGCGGATGTAAAAACAAAAAACCAGTTGCTAAACCAGCAGCACAAAGTAGTAATCAAACCACTACACAACAAACCACACAAAACAATAACGGTAAATAACGTTTAATTACGTTAATTGATTTGCGGGCCCTCTAGTCGGACTTACACCCCACGGTGTACTATCTATAGGGTTCGCAGGTCCTCTACCAACATCGGTAAGTGGCCAAACTGTAGAAGATCCACCTGCAGGTGCATCTCCACCAGCCGCATCTTCTTCGTCTAATATCTCTTCAGTATAATCATCTACACCGATACCATATTCGGTAACAACGAAACCATACCCACCTTCTTTATCGTAATAACCTAAGTATATACCTTTATCATCGTAGGCAATAGTTTCATATTCCTTACTATCAAAACTTAACCTTTTAGGATCATTACCTACCCACTTAAGTATCATTCTATACCATTTCTTAGGATCACTTACGGTTTCACCAAATTCTCTTAGTAAAACTTTTTTATATTGACTTTCAGTTATTATTATTTTCATATTTTTAAATTTACTCTCCAATCAACCTCATCTTCATCACTCCAATCCACATCTCTAAAATTATCTAATGTCATCTCCTCCATTATTTCTCCATCATCAGGTAAATCAAAATCTAATTCAGGATTCATAAAATCTAAAGAATTCGTATCTAAATACATTCTTTCATAAGTACCATTTTCTACCTTATTTATTGCATCTTCTTTTGAATTGGCAGTAACTTCAACAAATCCATCTATATATGTCCTACAAGATACTACTGTTGGCATATTAACTGCAATTTTATATGTACCTACAAATTCTATTGGTTCCCCAATTAGACTATCATATTCTGTGATAGGTAATGGTCGGAATTTATTTTTATAGTTATATAAAAGGATATTAGTTTCATGATCAGACAAACCTAAATCCCCTTTAATTATTTTTTTCATTCCCTCGTCAGATAAGTTTTTCTTACCTAATAATTTAAATACCCTAACCATATATTGTTGGAAGGTGTCCCCTAACCTACCGTAGTTTTTATCTTCAGTAAGTAATCTGTTGTATTGTGTTTCGGTTAATTTTATTTTCATAATTACCCATTAAAGTATATACTATCTAAATCAAAATCTATTTCACTTAGATTCTCATAGTCCCAATCATAATTTCTCTCCCAATGTATGTCTCGATCATCATAATCGATTTCACCATTTTCATAATCTATCTCAACATCCCCACCATCTATCTTTTCTTGAAAATTTTCATAACTAGATGCGTATGCAGATATACTACCACTACCGTAACCAGTTAAATATCCTGTCCAACTTACTGAATGTGGGAGATTCATTTTACCGTAATATTCTAAAGGTATTCCCACCAAAGATTTCCAATCATCAGTATTATTAATATTTTCCCATATAACAGTACTATAATTATGTGTTAGTAATATAACTTCATCGTTTTCATATCCAGTCAAAGTTCTTAACTCTTCCGCAATCTTTCTGAATGATTGGGACTCTATAGGATTTTTCATTCTGAGGTAATCACCACTAGGTTCAAAGTTTTTATTTTTTAATACTATGAATATTTTTGCAATAACAGGTGTAACTTTATTATCAATATTGGTAAAATCAACGTCACCACTCAAAAATTCTTTATCATTTTCTTTAAGTAGTCTTTTATATTGATTCTCTGTTAACCTAATTTTCATTTTAATTACCTTCTTCTTCTTCTTTTTTATTGTCTTTTCTATGAGTACCAATAGTTTTAATAACCCCTAAGAATTTACCACCGAAGGTATATCCTGCAAAAAGAACCATTGCATATTCAAGTGCATCAATAATAATTTTAAATTTTTCAATATCTAACTGAGTAGTTTTATTCATACCAGCAACCAATAATACACCTAATGTAACATAGTAAGCAATAATCGCCCATAACAGATATATTCTACTTTGAGAATATATTCCTTTTTCTGTTAGAATATCTTTAAAGATTTTCATAATTTTTTGTATTAATTTTCTCACACAAAAAAACTTTATTATTGTTATTATCTATAAATATTCTATAAAATAAAAAAACCCACATCAGTGGGTTTTATTTTAAAGTACTTCTTTTATTCTATCTGTTAACATTTGTTCATTAAGTACACCACTATTTCTCCATATTGGTTTACCTTCTTTAAATAATACTAATGTTGGTATACTTCTTATTTGGTATTTAACTGCCAATTCCCTTTCCTCGTCAACATTAACTTTAACAACCTCTAAGTTTTCATTTTTACTTTTCACTTGTTCTATCACTGGGTTCATCATTTTACATGGACCACACCAAGCCGCCCAAAAATCAACCAAAACTGGTTTATCGGATTTTAAAATTTCATCTAAATTCATTTTTTTTATTTTTTATCTTTTTATTATTATATAAATATAAAAGGGGGGTACAAAATGTACCCCCCCTTCAAACAAAAACTTTAGAGAATTAGGCTTTCTCACCTACCCACTTAACTACAGAATTAAGTCCATAAATTTGAGTTATCTTTTGAACAAATCTTTTAGGATTTTTTCTAATGTAACTTAATGATTCTGTAGGGACATTTGTTTTAGAGGGTCCGAATAGAGAAAGTAATTCCTCTTCTCTGTTTTTAACTGCCTTTTGAGACACTTTTTTGACGTTTTTCATAATGTGATTATTAATTTTTTATAATGTTAATGAAAAAAATCTACAATGTCAATACCCCTAATAAAATTATTCTACCTCTAGAATTTCAATATCAAAAATTAGTTTTTTACCAGCCATAGGGTGATTAGCGTCTATTGTAACACCATCATCAGTAATTTCTGTAACAGTTACCACCATAGTACCTCTTTCACTCTCAGATTGTAAAACGTCACCAACACTGACACCCATAGGGAATCTACCTTTCTCTAACGTAGTCACTAAACCATCTAAGTATTCTCCATACGCATCTGAAGGTTCAATTTCTACGGTGACTTTATCACCAACACTTTTATCTAAAATACCTTTTTCAAAACCAGGAATTAAATTACCTTGACCTAAAATAGTTCTTAATGGTTCTCTTCCTTCACTTAGTGATGAATCGAATACTGTTCCGTCCTCTAATCTTCCTGTGTAATGGACTGTTACACTCTTATTTAGTTCAACTTTACTCATAATATTTTTTTATTTAATTATATAATACTCCACCACATAGTAAAGTATTTTATAGACTTATTTCAAATCTGTCTTTCATTATCTGAATTTTGTCTTCAGGTACACCGTGTTCATTTATACCATTATGTCTGTTCTCTACGATTATTGAAAACACTTTATATTCATATTGTTTCGCCAACTCATAATAACGATCCATTTCCCATTCTTGTGTGAAGGTATTCGAAACGGCAATCTCTCTGTAGAAGTTATCATTAACCAACGAATCCTTCATATATGTTTCGACAGTATCCTGACAAAATTTATGGGCATCTTTGATTTTGGTAAAATCAAAATTATACTCCCCAGTTTCTTTATCGACAAAATATTTGTCTGCCTCACAAACTAAGAAATCGTCTCCCACTAATCTTTTAGCGAATGTAGATTTACCTGAACCAGGTACACCTCTTACAATATATAAAATTTTTTCACTCATCGTTTTAAAATTAAATAACCTATCACCAAAAAGATAATGAATAATAAGAATGGTATCCACAAAGGACTTGTGATCCACCACCAACTCCAATCAATATGGTTTGTCAATTTTAAAACCATAAAAATAAGGAAAAGAACCATCCCGATTCCAATTCCACTAGAACTACTTTCTCTACTCATATATATTAATTTAATTTAAATTCTTTTTTCGTGATGATCCTTTGGTAAGGATAATTTTCTAATAGGTTGGTTTTTAACGATAGATAAAACCTCGTCCAAAGATATTGGGTGTAAGTTGTTACCGTCTACTCCAACATCTAATGATTTACCCTCACCCAATCGTAAATTAGGTGGTAAATGTACGTGACCGTGTAAATGAATTACACCGTCATTCATACTATCCCAAGACGCAATTGGATAGTGCATACACACAAAAGAGTATTTATCCATTTGTCCTTTACCAACAATAGATGGGCGACGAATATCTAAAAACAAATAATCGTGTGTAGAACTGAAGATATCCTTTATGTCTTCTTTATTATTACGAATATGGTGATCGTGATTACCATACGTTAAATGAATGTTCTTACAGACAATACGATTACGGAATTCAGAAATTTTTTCAAACCCACCAAAACTCCAATCGCCTAAATGGACTAACACATCATTTTCACCAACAACTTCATTAATATTATTCACCAATGCATCATTCATCTGACTAAGAGACTTAAACTTACGAGTTAGATTCTCCGCACCAACCCAAGTTGTAGTCGCAGAACAAATATTAGCGTGATTGTAATGTGTGTCACTTGTAAAAAATATACGTTGACCTTTTTCTAAAACTAATTTCATATTGTAAAAGTAATGATTAATTTTTAATTATCCAAACAATCAGGTAAAAAAAGTAATGTTGGGTTCTTTTTTTGTATGTCTACGTCAGGATACTTATCTTTGAACTTCTTTACATCGAACTTTTTTGTGATTAAATGGTGTCCATTTTTAGTTGGTATAATTGCCTCTATTTTGGGTCCAACTTCATGTCCAATTGGCATTCCTACCTCGTCAAATTTAACTTTGGTAATTGGATCACATTTATATTCAATAAATGCTATCATCACAGGACTATAAAGGTGTTCACCATCTACATCTACAATCCATCTCTTCTCCTGTGTTTTAATTTGTCCAACAACAGAATCAAACAAACCTTTCTGATTTGTCACACCGTCTCTAATACGTTCCGCAAGTAATGACAACATATTCAAAGAAACATCATTATGATTTTGTTTCTGAACGTGAATGTATGCCCTAGCCTTAAACATCTCACATAATTGTTTTACCTCATCGTATCTTCTTTCTAAATGTTCTACCGAATCAATACAATAAGTTTTGATAGTACGAACTGATTGGTGGTTATCTCTTTCACCTTCTGGTTGATCCTTCTTTCTTTTAAAGACATACAACATATAAAAGTCACCTTTTTCTGTGAAATTTAATAACGGTTTAATTAATTCTATATTATCTATCATAACTTTTTAAATTCTGGTTTAAGTGCCTTCCAAATAATCTTATCATAATCTTTTCCATCCCACATCGCAAACATTATTGCCTTAACGATTGGGTGTTTATCTTTAATAAATTCCGCAAACTCTTTCTTAGTCGGTTCCACTTCTATGTCACCATATTTACCAAACCTAAAGTAATCATATGTTTTACCTAATTGATTCCAGTATTGGTAATACCCATAGTTTAAAGAACTAACATATAATTTAATTTTATTGTAGAATTCATCTGGTACATCTTTTAATAACTCCAACACATCTTTACCCTCACTTAACATTTCCCATATTGCAGTGGTAGATACGTTAGTCATTATCTTATGTAGACGAAGATACTCCTCACCCTTAACTTTCATCCTATCACCGTTAGAGAACTGAACAACGAAACCTTCTTCATCGTCTCCTATCATTCCCTTCAATAATGAATAGTCTTTTATACCATCGTATTGTTTTACTACCTTAAAACCAATATTAGTTATTAAATTTTTTAATCTGATATCATTCTCTTCATTACATAAATCAACTTCATAACCAGTTTTAGTTTCTATCATACCCAATAAAACCAAATCCTCAAATGAGTATTTTACCACAATACGATTCTCATCATATATTATCTCAAACAGATATGTATAATCTTTATGAAGTTTCTCATAGCCATAGTTCTTCAACATCTCAAACCCTTTAACTGCCTGATCAGAAGTAAAGGAACCTCTAGTCGCCAAAACCCAAACATCATTATAAGAAAATAGAATACCCAAAGAACCATCCATCTTTTCGTAGACACTAAATTGTTCTGTAGGTGTATGTCTACCCTCTTCTATGTTAAAGAATTTACGGAATGGTCTTGCCACAATATCCCCATTAGAGTTTGTAACTAATCCACGACACATTAATGTGATGTCATCCCATAGTCCTTCGTACTGAACCTTTTCAGAATAATTCCAAATATCTAAATCCAATGTCTGATGGGATTGTCTGTATAACAATCCATCCTCTTCATATTTTTTAAGTATCTCTTTCATATCCTTATTTTTCAAATGTTGGTTTTAACCACATATCCCCACCAAACATAATGTCCAAAATTTTAGGGTTAACTGTTTTTATTCTAGAAAACAATTCCAAAGACTTTAACGTATCGTGTTTTAACATCTTTAAAAGTTCTTCTCTGATTCTTTCCTTTGATACTACCAGCTCTAATTTATCTACAACACTATCCATTAAACAAGTCTCCCAAATCGTAGGTGATATCTCAAAACCTTTGGTGATTGAGAATCTAAATGCCCTAATCAATCTTAATGGATCATCTAACATAGTTACTCTTGCATCTAATGGAGTTAACAGTAGTTTATTTTCTAATGCCCAAATACCATCGAACAAATCTATAATTGCACCGTTCTCATCTTTCGCCAATGCGTTCAACGTAAAGTCTCTACGAACCAAATCATCTTCCAACCTACCCAATTCTAAAATAGGTTTTCTTGTACCTTCAACATATCCCACCTCTTTTCTTGCGAGAACAAAATCTGCAACCAAACCATAATGGAAGTGATCTTTAGGGAACTTTGCCCTAATAGTAAAACAGTCGGGTGTACTTAAGAAAATAGTAAATTCCTTATGTAATAGCCAATCAGTCATTATTTGGAATCCCTCCTCTACGGTTCGATTCAAATTGTCTAAGACAAATGTAAAATCGATGTCGTTTGTTTCCACACCCATCAATTCATCTCTAACACAACCACCTACTTCATATATTTTTGGCATAATTAAAAATTTACATTTACACATTCCTCACCATTCCAATCGGCAGTAACTCTATCCCATATACCCTCAGTATCTCTATAAATTATATCCATTCCAACAATACTTTCACCAATTACTTCCCTTATCTCAGTTAGGACATTTTCAAAGTTATTCGTCACCGACATAAAATTACCATACCACTCATCAACAATCTTTAATTCATTACCATCAATGGTGAAACTATAGTTTGACTTTCTCATATGTTATTATTGAAGAACAAATATAGTAAAAATGTTTTATATAAACAAAAAAAAGGTGATTAAAAATCACCTTATATCGAAATTATTTAGTTTCTTCTTTCTTTTTGGTTTTCCTCACCTTTTTTTCCTTAACTTCCTCTATCTCATCATTAGGTATTTCTATTAATGCGTATTCAGGAAAAAACTGATTCATACCGATACCCACACAAACTTCTACAAATTTTTTGTTATTACTCATTTTTTTATTTTTATTTTTTGTTATCAGGTTAATACTTTATTTTTAGTAGTCAGGGTAGGATTCGAACCTACAATGAGCAACCTTTTTACGGGATTCGGCACCGCGCCTCATTACACTCCTGACTAAATTATGATGATAGTGTTGGGATACCCATCTCGTCCCAATCTTAACTGCTTAACCCTAGTTTTACGATGCATCGGCAGGGGGTGCTGAATTCCGAATCCATTCTGAATTGTCGACATCCGTTGAATGGGGAAAACCACTATCATTATCTTACTATGTGGTCCCTGTTGGGATCGAACCAACCACCTACTGATTATGAGTCAGTTGCTCTAACCGAATGAGCTAAGGGACCTAATGGGTAGAATCAGACGCGTTCTGTCTACCGAGACCTTGTCGTTAACTTTCGTCAGAGCGGAACAAGACACTATTAGTGATCCCGAATGGATTCGAACCATTGACCTACTGCTTAGAAGGCAGTTGCTCTATCCAGCTGAGCTACGGGACCA